CTACTGGTCAATTAAAACTTAAAGGAGTTGCGGATGTAGGATCTGTTAAAATAGACGGTAATGAAGTAATTAATATTAAAGGAGACTGGGTAGGTAATCCAACAGGTTTGACAGGACCTAAAGGGGACACTGGATCTCAAGGTATTCAAGGTATTCAAGGTGCTACAGGATCTCAGGGACCTGCTGGAGCTAAAGGAAATACAGGTTCTCAAGGGCCTGCAGGAAGCAATGGAACTAATGGAACTAATGGAGCTAAGGGTGATACTGGATCTACTGGACCAAGAGGTGCTACAGGTTTAACAGGAAGCACTGGTGCTCAAGGGCCAAAAGGAGATCAAGGTAATCAAGGAACACAAGGACCTGCTGGAGCAGATGGAAAAGACGGAGCAACTGGAGCAACTGGTGCTACAGGACCTGCAGGAAGTGATGGTGGTGGAACTATTTATCTAAATGGAAGAGAATCAAGTATAAAAACTCAAGAGTTTTTTACTGAAGGTAAATCAAAATATTTACTAATTACTTTTGAAGATGGAAGCACAGCTTGTGTAACATTAAGTGTTTGCCCGTAATCAATTTTAATATTTAAACTAACTATTATGACAAAGAAGAAAAAAAAATCAGTTGCTAAAAAGGCATCATCAAAGAAAACTGCTGTAAAAAAGCCAGATGCTAAAAAGGTTAAAAAACCTAGAGCAATAAGAAAGCCTTCTCAAGAAAGTATATTAAAACTTAAACATGAAGCTATCTTAAAGCAAGAGGAGTTAAGAAAGAAAGAAAAACCATATATCAGATACAGTTTTCATATAGAATCTGTTGAAGTAGATGTTAATAATTTATTAGAGCATATTGTATTTGAGTATAAGGGTACTATGGTTATACCTCAATCTCAGAAGTTAAATTATAAATCAGGTTCATATTCTGTAAGCGGAACATATATAGTTCCTCATGATTTGGATCATGCAGTTAGAATCAAAGATTATAGATCAATTAAAAGAAATGACATAATACAGTTGCTTCTATCTAATGTTAGACCAACATATATAGAGGGTATGAAAGAAATAATTCATAAAGAACTTATGCCTGAATATAAAATAATTACTGATCATCCTTGGTAATTATCTATTTTTAATTATCTTTGCTCTATAATAATTATTAAAACCAAATATTAAGATGGCTAAAAAAGCAAAAAAAATAACTGCAAAAGAGCTTGAAAGCATCAAAGCTCTTCAAGAAAAAATCAATACTGTAATTATGAATTTAGGTAATGCAGCTGTTGTACAAAATCAACTTACTACAACTCACGTAAAGTTACAAGAAGATTGGAAAGTTGAAACTTCTAAATTAGAAAAGAAGTACGGTAATGTAAACATTAGTTTAGAAGACGGTACTGTATCAGAAATAAAAGAAGAGGCTCCTTTAGCAGCAGTATAATTTCCTTTTCATATTTGTTAATGTAAAATTTTTTAAAACCAGCAATACTTGTTTGGTTTTAAAAAATTTTGTATATTATTAATGTATATAGTTCATAAGAGAATATTACATTAGATAAAATAACATTAATATGATTCCAACAAACTCAGGTGGCACAACTAATGGTTGTGACAATATATCATCTAATTGCGTTATATGGCAGGGACCAGACATTGCATGTATAGATATATGCAATGGTGATACAATTAGTGAAGTAACAGCAAAATTAGCCACAAAGGTATGTGATCTTATTACGGATGGTGTTGCAGCAAATCCAAATTTAACAGGATTGGATTTAAGTTGTTTAAATATACCAGGTGTAACTCCTACAGAGTTAGTTCCTGTATTACAAGCAATGGTAAATCAGATCTGTGATAACACAGATGGAGGTGGATCTGGTCCTTCTAAAAAACAGGTAGAAGATAGTCTACCAATAATGACATTGCCTGCATGCTTGCAGTACAATGATAGAAATGGTAACCCTGTTACAGAACTACGTTTAGATGAGTTTGCTACTTTAATAGCTCAACAGGTGTGTACTAATTTAGCTAGTATAAATGTAATTAACTCTACTCTTACAAGTTTTAATTCAAGAATAGATATTTTAGAAGCATGTGTATTACCTTGCTCAGGAACAGTTGCAGAAATTCAAATTGTTCCAACTTGTGTAAGTACAGTAGGAGTATTAACAAATGTATCAGTAGTAGTATTAGCACTTGAAAGTGCTTTTTGTACTTTAAGAGATGCAGTAGGAACAGCAGCATTAATTAATAATGCTATAGGTCAATCATCTATAACTGGTTCAAGCGTTACATTATCTGACTCAGCAGTATCTTATGGTTCAATAGGTGGATGGCAAAATCCAGCACCAACTTTAGCACAATCTGTGCAAAACGCTTGGATTGTTATAGATGATATGTATTCTGCTATTCAATCTATACAAACAAATTGTTGTCCAGGAGGATGTGATTCTGTTGTATTTGCATCAACACAAGCAAGTCAATATGATGTATCAACTGGACTAATTGATGCAATTAATTTTAATTTCACAGGATCAAGTATACCTGCTACATTTAATGATAGTACAGGTAGTAGTTTAATAACATTAACGGATGTAAACGGATTATCATTATCACAAATAGTAAGTGTTTCTAGTTTACAAAATGTACCTGCAGGTTTTGACTTTCAGACTGGTGCATTAGTAACAGCTCAAGATTTATCTGTTACTATTGATTATTCTGTAACAGATGGATCAGATACATGTGAAACAAGATTGGCTTCAGTAGTGACAGGATTTTTACCTTGTCCAGGTAACATATCAATTTCAGCAGTGGTACAAGATGGATTTACAGTAGGCTTTACTCAAAACTTAGGAACTACTGCAGTATATGTAGTAGATGTATTAGATGCAGGAGGAACAACAGTTATAGCAACGCAAACAATTACTAATCCAGCTCCAAATCCATCAATACAATTTACAGGTTTAATTCCTGATACAACATATAATGTTAGAATAACAACACAATATCAAGGAGCTACAGAAGTTTGTGCATTAACACCTATTACCACTTTAACAGGGTCAGCACCATGTAGTGCAGGAATGGATGTATCATTTGTTATAGACTATACAGGATCTATGGGTCCTATAATTGATTCTGTTAAATCTGGTGTATCAAATTTAGTTTCTACTATATCAACATTATCTGGTGCAAATGATTATAGATTATCACTAGTTACAGCTGATGAATATTATACAGGTGGTGGTTCTGCACCTAGTTATAGTGCATGTGCTACATATACAGGTTTACCAACTTCTCAAAAAATAGTAAATATTGGAACTAATAATGTAACACAATATATTACAGCATGGGAAATGTTCCAAAATAATAATGGAGTATCTTTTACAGCTGAATTAGATAAATTAAATGGAGGTGTAGATGGTACTTGTATAAATTTAGGAAATGGAGCAGGAACACCTGAACCAACTGATTATGCTGCACAGCTTGTTACAACTAGTAACTTAACTGGATCATTTAGAGCGGGTATTGCTAAGTATGTTATTATTATAACAGATAAATTACCAGGAGGTACAGGAGATTCATTTAACAATACTGTATGGGCAGGTATACAATCAATGATTACTTATGCAAACTTAAATGGAATTAAGTATTTTGTATGTGGACCTGGAACAAGCTACACAGGAGGAAGTGTAACACCTTTATATCCTTGGAGAGAACTGGCAACACAAACTGGAGGAAATTGGAATGTTTCAGCTGACGCAACAACAATTAGTGGTGAAATTATAGCTGGTTGTTCATAAAATAAAAAACAAAAAAAATGGCATGTAATTGTACAAAATGTAGTAGTAAATGTGGTTGTGCTGACACAGCTTTAACAAATGCGTGTACTTATACTGATTGCAGTGTAGGTAGTGAAAGATGTGATGATATTCAATGTGCATCATGTGTAAGCTATTGTGGTACATCATTTACCATAGGTGATCCTGGTAGTCAAATAGTTATAACTTCTGGTGAAAGACTAGATTCTATTATACAAAAGTTTTCTATGATACTTGTAAATGGATTGGGTGCGTGTACATCAAGTGATGTTCAACATGATCCTTACAATGTATATGCTGGTGTAATAACAAGTTCTACTGCAGAAGTATTATGGGATGGTATATGGAGTTCAAGCTTAGGTCTAAATGTATTTATAGATACACAAGTTGCACCATCAGGATGGGCTCTTCAAAATCCTATACCAATAGTAACATCAATAAATAATTTTAAAATAACAAATTTGATAGCTAGTACAGCATACAAAGTAAAAGTTGTAGATGCTGGTAATACAGGATGTAAACCAATAGAAATTTTATTTTCTACTCTGGCATCATAAGAAACAACAGCAAGTAGTGGTTTGTTGGTTTTCTACTGCAAACGTTGGGAGAGGCCGGGTATTACCCCGGTCTCTTTTTTTTTAGTATCTTTATCCCAAAAATTTAATAAAACATTATGAGCAATTTAAAGCAAAGAGTACTTGAGTCCCTTAAGTGGAAAAAACATCCAGCGTATTGTGCAGCAAAATTAGACATAACAGAATCACAATACAAAAAAATTAAAAAAGAAGTTTTAGCAGATAGAAAAATTAAAAAGAAAAAAACATTGTTTTTTAGTAAAGCAGCAGAGAATGCACAACTAGTTGAGTCAATTGATCTAGAAAAAGGAGAAGGTAAAATATCAGGAACCTTTAATCATGAACCCAAGAGTGCAGAAGAAATAATTGAATTGTTAAAAATAGATACTGATAAATGGAAGCTATCTCAATATTGGAATAAACAAATGGGTGATCATTGGAGAGTATCTGCATTAATATCTCAAATTAAAAACTCTGAAGAAAAACTATTTAAAAATCTTTTAGAAAACTGGAAACCTAAAAAATATAAATTACCAAAAGTAAGTTTAAAAAATCTTGCAACCAAAGACCCGGTCTGTGGAGTAATATCATTACAAGATATTCATTTTGGTAAACAAGGTAATGAAACTATAGATAAAGATTTTGAAGATACAATCATTAACTTAATAGAAAGAGCAGCTCCTGTAAATTATATAGAAAGAATGTATTTTGTTGTAGGAGGTGATCTAATCAACATGGATACCTTTTCTGGGTCTACTACTAGTGGTACACCTTTAGATAACTGTATGAGTGCTACAGAGGCTTATGTGCAAGCATTTGATGCTATGCATTGGGCAATAAATTATATTAAAGCATTTTGTAAAGAATTAGTAATTGTATATGTACCAGGTAATCATGATAGATTGTCATCATACCATTTAGTACACGCACTATCTAGATCTATAGTAAGTGATGAAATAATTTGGGATACAAAATATGAGGAAAGAAAAGTCCATGTATGGCATAATAACTTTAATGCATTTGAACATGGAGATAAACGTAGTAAAAACAACCCATTGATTTATGCATCTGAATATCCAAAACAATGGGGTGCTACAACAAATAGAACATTATTCAAAGGTCATATACATACTGATAGAAAAGTGGAGTATATGACATCCAATGAAACAGCAGGGTTTATAGAAAAGACTTTACCTAGCTTAGGAAAAACTGATTATTATCATTATAGTAATAAATATGTAGGTAATAGAAGATCAGGTAAACTTGAACTTCAGCATCCTACAATGGGTAATATATGTGAATTAACTTACCAAGCATTATAAAGACCTTACTTTTAATTTCATAAAGTGGGGTTTTTTTTGTAAATTATAAATATAACTATATGATCAACAATTTTAAAAAACCTGATTTAAATGCTCCAAGATATAGAGAAAAAAGACTTGGGCTACTAAATGAGCAAACAATAAAAGAGTTTAAAGATAAAAAACCTTTATACTCAGACATAGATAACGTTAAATTAAAAAAGATAATAAAACTATATAATACTAATTTGTGGAAAGCAGTGATTGAAAATAGAGATGGAGTTGAGTTACCTGATTCATTAGGTTATATGTTTATAGGAACATGTAAAGCTTCTAAATCTGTAAATACAAATTATGCATTGTCAAAAGAGTATGGTAAAGTTTTACAAAATAAGAATTGGGAAACAGATGGTAATTTAGGTAAAATATTTTATACAAATTATTCTACTAAATATAGATTTAAAAATAGAGAGCTATGGAGATTTGTTGCTTGTAGAGATTTTAAAAGAACTGTTGCTAAAGATTATCCGGGTAATTGGACAAAATATGTAGTTATGAAAAACAAATATAGAGTAGCTCATTTGTATGATGCAAACTTAGAAGAAACTAATAAAGCATTAGAGCGTTATAATGAATTTGAAAAATAAACAACATGTCAACAATAGCACAAGTAATATCTAGAATAAGAGGTCAAGTCAAAGCAGAAGTGCAAGATGGTTTTGTAACAGACAGATATATTTATAGTTTAATAGAAAAGCATGCTCAATTTTTAATGAGAAGGCAAGATTATGCAAATAAATTATTAAAATTTAATTCTGTATGGAAAACATTGCCTTATGTAGAATTAATAGATGTAGATAAAGTTGAAGCACATTGTTCAGGAATACAAAGTGGATGTACAATAAAACGTACAAAATTAAAATTACCATCTATGTTTGAAGGATACTGGGGTCCATTAATCCGTACTATTAGTTCAATAGATGGTTCACAAGAATTACAAGCAACCCAACCAGGTACATATACTTCAATGACTAAAACAACTTCTTTTAAATATAATAATACATTATATTTTTGGTGGTTAGATGGATATATATATTGTCCTAATATAGCATGGGATGCTATAAAAGTAGAAGGTGTATTTGACTCAGATATTACAGCATGGGATTGTGATAAAACTAATGATTGTACTCCACGGTATGAACAAGACATTTACATACCTGAAGCATTGTTTGCTGAAATAGAATCTCAAGTAGTTCAAACTATGATGAATACATTACAAGTTCCTTCAGAAGATTCTGACAACAAACGTAATGCAATGAGAAATTAAAATAAACAATTATGGGAGTATCAACACAATATAGAACCTTTAGTCAATTAATGGAAGATGTTTCCATAGACTTTGCTAATTATGCTTTAGAAGGCATGATTGAACCTCAGCAATTGATTAAGGTTGCAACAAGAGTAAATTATGATCTTGGTTTAAGAATACATAGAACTAAAGAAGTAGTAATAGATATTGAACATGGTAGAGGGCAGTTACCTATGGACTTTAAATATTTAAACTATGCATTTAGATGTGGATCATATAAAATTAATAACACAATGCCATCTGGTACACATGTTGAAACATTTAATGATGTACCCTATGTACCAGCACCAAATGAAACAGCTCCTTGTGAAGACGGTGAAGCATGTAAAGATGTATGTATTGTAAAAACATGTGATAAAACAAATAGTCATCAGTTAGTTCAAAAAATTGGACCATCACAATTTAGAACATATACTGACTGGACACCTTTACAAATAAAAGATGTAAATAGTCCTGTTTGTTTTTGTCCAAGTTTAGGTGCTCAAGGAATAGATATTGCAGAAATAAGAGATGGTTTTTTGGTTACTACATTTAAAACAGGTAAAGTATATTTAAGTTTTCAAGGAGCCATGGAAAATGATCAAGGTGATTTATTAGTTTTAGATCAACCATATTGTAATGAATATTATGAGTATGCTATAAAACAAAGAATATTAGAAAATATGGTATGGGCTGGTGAAAATGTTTCTCAACAATTATCATTAGTAGAAGGAAGATTAAGAGCAGCAAGAAATAATGCTTTAGGTTTTGTTAATACTCCTAATTTCCAAGAAATGAAAAAGCTTTGGACAATGAATAGAAGAGCACAATATCATAATTATTATAACATGTTTTTAAGTTATGCACCAGTAAACCCTCAAGTAGTTGCAGGACCAAGAACATCAACAAGTGCAACAACTGAATGTCCAACTTGTTAAAGAGTTAATATATTATGGCAAAGAAAAAGTCTACACCAAAGAGTGCACCAAGCAGTCAAACTAGCTCATCTGTAAATACAAATACATTTGTAAAAGGGATGAATAAGGATATTACTCCATCTATGGAGAATAACCAAGCATGGTGGCATGCTAGAAATGTTGCAAATAATTCTGAAGATGGTGACTTAGGTATTATTGGAAATGAGCCATCAAATTTATTATGTGGAGTAATACCCTATACAGTTATAGGAGCTATACATAGATACGGTGATGAGTGGATTGTTTATTCTACTGATAACATAAATTCTGAAATAGGTTTATTTGATGATAGTGAATGTAAGTATACTACATTAGTAAATGATACATGTTTAAATTTTAGCAAGAAGTTTTTAATAACTGGAGCAGCAAAAGAAAATTTTGATTGTTCATGGCAAGTTTATTGGGATGACGGCAATAATCCTTCACGCTCATTAAACCTAGACAATATACCTTATAAAAAAATTAAAGTATCTGGGTTAGATGTTGATGGATTACCTTGTACAGTATTTGAAGTTATAGAACCTAAGATGTTAGATTGTGAGCAAATAAGACTTGCTCCATTATTAGATACTCCTTGTGTCAAGTTAAATAAATCTACAGATAGTGGTATGTTAGCAAATGGAACATATCAGGCTTTTGTAGCATATATTGAAAATGACCAGAGAGTAACAGATTACATAGGCATGTCTAATGTACAAAGTTTATGGAGTCATTTAGGTACAGATGGTTCATTAGATGTATCATTTTCTAATATTGATCAAGATTATTTTTATTTTGAATTAGTAATACTAAGAAGAAACCAAGGTCAAACAGATGCAAAACAAATAGGAATATATAGTACAGAAATAAAAGAAGTCAATATAGATTTTATTGCAGTTGAATTAAAAAATATCCCTATTGCAGAACTTCCTCAGATGAGTCCAGCTTATGAAAAATCTGAGTCAATGTTTGTTGTAAATGACTGGTTAATAAGACAAGGGCCAACAGAACAATTTGATTTTAACTATCAACCTATAGCAAATCAAATTAAAGTAAACTGGGTTGTTAATCAAGTACAAAGTGAATATTACTACAAAGGTGGTAATAAGACTGGTTTGATGCGTGATGAACAATATGCATTTTTTATTAGATGGATATATAATACAGGTGAAAGATCTTCTTCATACCATATACCTGGAAGAGCTGCAGAAATGTACAATGGAACAATGGAGAATGAGAAAGTATATGGAAATAATGTTTTAGATCCTGATGGAGATTTATTATTTAAAGTATATAATACAGCATCTACTACAGCGTCAGGGTTAGCAGAACCTGTTGATGGTGCAGGGATAGTTATAGCCCGTGGTGAAATGGGATACTGGCAATCATCAGAAAGATACCCAACAAGAAAACCAGACATATGGAATTCAACTTATGTTGATCCAGAAACAGGAGTAAATATTGGAGGAACTAATGATACACAATATGATTTATGTGGTGAGTTCATTAGACACCATAAAATGCCAACAGAAGAATTAGGACCATATTTACATTTATCTAGTACAAATGCTGATTTAATTAATGTTTTAGGTGTTGAGTTTGCAAATATAAAAAGACCAAAATATAATGATGGTACATACATTACAAATGTAGTAGGATATGAATTGCTTAGAGGTTCAAGACAAGGTGCTAGATCTATCCTTGCTAAAGGGTTATTTAGAAATATGCGTGAGTATGATTTACCTAATGCAGAAAACCTTATAGGAGGAAGTGTACAAGGATTATATCCTAATCATCCTTATAATGATTTAAGACCAGATCCATATTTTCATACTGGTTCAGGTACTAGTGGTACTAATATAACTAAGGGTTGTGATAGTTGGTCAGAATCAATACGTGATTACCCACCGCTAAGTGGATATTCTAAAAAAGTATTTACATTATCTTCACCGGAGTTAATGTTTACTAAACCATTTTTAAATGCATATGAAACTAGATTGTATGGACAAGTTTCAGGAAATTCTAGTGGATACTTTATACCTTCAGAAGAACACCCTAAGTTTAAATTACTAAGAGGAGGTGCTGCAATTATCAGTGCAGTTCTTGGTGTAGGGTATGCAATGCAGCAAATTAGAGGTTCACAAAAACAGAAAGTGGTAGGACCAAGAGGAAACCTATCTTCTCAATCAGGAACATTTGGAGGATTTGCTGGTGTTGGTAATCAACCAGGTCTTGCTATGGCAGCATATCTTACAGCTACTGCAGCAAGTAATGGAGCTTCAACAGTGATAAATGAGGTCCTGGAAGCAATATTTGAAACAGTAGCAGGTGTTGCTGATTTATATACTGGTGGTGCTCTTTTTTATGCTCAACAAACAATAAAAAGCATAGCTGGTCAAAATCAAGGAGATATACCTGGTATCCAGGGTGGTTATGAAGAATCATCACAAGAAACAACAACACCGTTGTCTTCAATGCCATTACTATTAAGAACAATAATATCAGCAACAGTTTCTAGAGCAAACATTGCTTTAGGAGGAAATGAGATGATTGAATTATTTTATAATTTAATTAAAGAATCTGATTTTGCATGGAAATATAATTCATATGGTTTGTTTACAAATTTTGCACCAGTAAATTCAGGATTATGGAGAATTAAAAATACTGCTTCAAATTATTTAGGATCATCTTTTCAAATGTTTGATGATGGTAATTATAAAATAAACAATTTATTTAGACCTGAAACAGTAGCAGTTGCATTAAAAGATGATATTGATAATCCAGATGTAGAAGATAAGTCTAGATTTTGTGTAGGTGGATATGTTAATAGTGCTGGTACTGGAATTAAATGGAGTAACAATTATTTATTAGATCCTAAAGAAAGTAAAAAAGCAGCTATATCAGCTCACTATGGAGCATTGAAATATAATTTTGATAATCAATATGGTCAACTAGATGGTATAAAACAAGTTCCTATGAGAGGTTGTCTTGAGCTGTTAGATCTTGATGCACCTGAAGCAACAATATATTCAAGCAGACCAATTTTTGCAGGGGATACTTTTGTTGGTAGATTTACTGAGAAAGTAATTATGCCTGTATTCTCTAACTTTCTTATTGGTCAACCTAATGAGTTTACATTTGATTATTCACTATATGTAAATCTACCTTACCCAAGGTTTTGGTTAAACTCACAAAGATATGATATAACACCATTGGCAGATGAGATAATTGGTCTTGGAGTATTTCAACCAGGCCAATTAAGTGAAGCTATGCCAGGAGATTTATTTTATTTAGATAGAGGTAATCAATCATGTGGGAATACTGCATGGAATAGAATAATGAAAGGAAGTAGTGATCCTAATCCAATGTTAGCAATGGAGTTTGCATATATGTACACTCATACTAATGGTATATTAGATTTCTATGTTGAATCAGAAGTTAATTTAGATCAAAGAGATTGGGAAGAACATCCTGCTAAAAAAATATATGATGTATATAATAACAATGATATAGATGAACTCTTTCATGCTAAGATTGAGAAGTCAGGTAACTTTTATAAGTATGATGAATCATTAAGCCCATCAAAGTTTGTAACACAATTAAGTACATTTGGTGCACTACAGCTTAGAGATTATGATCCATTAGTTAGTGAGCAATGTTTTATTAATTATCCTAAGAGATTGATTTATTCATTGCAAGCTCAAAATGAAGCAAGAAGAGATTATTGGAGAGTGTTTTTAAATTTTAATTATAAAGACTTTAAAAATGCTGTTAGTGTAATTAAACCTATAAGCAAATCAGGTGCAATAATATTTTTCCCTTATATGTCTCCTCAACTATTTCAAGGTGTTGATGCTTTAAAATTAGGTTCAGGTACTAACGTTACAATAGGAGATGGTAAATTATTTAATCAACCTTTACAAAATATTGCTAACGCTGATATATCTACTGAGTACGGATCAATGGAAAGTTTGAGAGGTGTTATAAATACACCAATGGGATTATTCTTTATGTCTCAAGCACAAGGAAAAATATTTCATTACGGTGGTAAAGCTTTAGATCCTATATCTAATGCTGGAATGAAATGGTGGTTTGCTAAATATTTACCTTCTAAATTTATAAAACAATTTCCTAATTCAGAAAATTCTGTGTGGGTAGATAACCCAGTAAACGGTGTTGGTTGTCAAGTAATGTATGATTCAGTAGATGATATAGTCTACTTTATGAAAAAAGATTACCAATTAAAACCAGCATATATAGACGGTGCAGTATTTACAGATGGATTAACAAAACCTGTAACTATATCTTCAGGAGTTTATGGAAGTCTTAACGTTGACATTGGAGATCCAATATACTTTGATGATTGCTCATGGACTATATCATATGATCCTAAATTAAAAGCGTGGATTTCATTTCATGACTGGCATCCTCAATTAGCCTTACCAAGCATTAATCATTTCTTTACAACAAGCAGTGCAACAACAACAGTACCTCAGTGTCCTCCTGGATATAATTTTAATCCAGTTACAAATTTATGTGAGCAAAGTGTAAATGAAACTATTGGTGCAGAAATAAATATTGATGAATTAGCAGCAACAGTAACAGGTGGTGCAACAAACTGTTTACTAGATATTGTGATTGCTATAGATTGGTCAGGAAGTACTGGTAATATTAATTATACACCCATGACTTTTGATTCTGCTGGTAATCAAACTGGTGGTGGTAATATGGGTAATAATTCAGCTGCTACAGCACAGATGCGTTGGTTAGATGTATTTATGGCTAATCCAAATGTTAGAGATTCATTAGCTGCAGGAACAATGCAAGTTGGTATTACTGGTTGGGGTACCCAAAGTATGCATTTAAATCAAGGTTCTTTAAGTATGAGTAGTAATGCTACTGGTGCAGGACTAATTGCTTTATATAGTGCTAATTGGAATACTACTAATTCAACTAGTGCTGAAGCAGCTATTAATGCAGCAAATCCATTTAGTGGTACTGGAGGATTAGGTCAATTAAATGATAAAGCAAACTCTTCTTATGCTGCTCAATATCCAGCTAGAACTCAAGATCCTTCTTTCAAACAAATTTTAATTGTTGTTACGGATGGAACTGATGGTACTGAAGCTACAGGTATAGCTGCTATGCAATCTCCTAATGTTCCAAATAATCCTCCTCAAGCAACTAATACTGGAGCTTGGGCGGCAGGAGCAAATCAATCAGCAGATATAGATTTACAAGATGCAACTAAGCAAGAAATTTATGCAGTATTCTGTGGTAACAGTAATGCAGTACCTGATGATCCAATATTATTAGATAGTATTTCTAATACAACATATGATGTTCCTAATTCTATACCAGGTCCAAATCAATATGCAATGAATACTGATGTTGTTGGTGAATTAAATGCATCAGCTAATCAAATTGCAGGAGATGTATGTTCAACACCATTTGTGTGTGAGTGTCCTACAGGATATACTAAAGTTTATTTAGACCCAGCAACCAATACATATACAGCTGACTCAGGTGTATGTGATGATGTTACTCCTCCTATATGTAGAAAGGTAACTTGTGAATGTCCACCCGCTACAATACCAGGTACAGTAACTACAGAATTAGGTACATGTCCAGATAGTGCTCCTTTAATATATCAAGTAGGAGATCCAAATTTTGTAAGTGATAGACAATGTAATTATTTCTTTTACATAAGTACTATACCTAATTATGAAGTTGGTGGTTTTTGGAGACATAATGTTAGGTGTGATTCATTTGCTAATTTTTATAATGTTGACTATCCATGGGAAATAGATTTAATATCTAATACAGGGCAAGCGGTAAATACAATTAGAAGTTTTGAATATCAATTAGAATCATATGTATACAAAGGAGATCCTCAATACAATATGTGTGGTGGTGATAAATGGGAAGATTTAAATTTTAATTTTGATGCAGCTATAGTATATAATAATGATCAGACTTCTGGATTGCTAGTTATTAATCAACAAGCTACAAATGATCCATGGGGTAATTTAAATTATCCAATTATAAATGCTAACAACATAGATATATTATCTTCTAAAGTAGAACATAAATTTAGATTTAATCAATTTTGGGATGTAACAAATAATAGAGGTGAGTTCCCTGATCCATCAGGAGTAATAACTCAACAGTCTATATTTAATACAGATTGTAATGGATACATCAGACCTTTAAATTCAACTAATATTAACTATGCTAAATCAGCAACACAGCGTAAAAAGTTTAGACATTACTCAAATAATGTTATACTTAGAAAAAATGTGTCTGGAAATAGAAAGATGTTATTGAGATTAAATAATACTAAACTTTTACTATCACAAAGATAATGGGACATAAAAAAAGCATAGGACTACCAGGAGGACCAAATGAATTCCTACAAGATATAACACAATATATATCTGTAGATGGATATAGAAATGATAGCCCAGATAAAACCAATCCGGTTAATCTGATTCCGTCAGGGGATATAAGCATGAAGAATGTTGACTTTCCTATATTGGGTGCAGATAACTTAGGCAATTCACAAATGATGTTCCCTGAGAATGAATACCAATTTCCAGGTGATATGGTAATGGAAATACCTATGGCTCAATATGGTCTATCAGATAGCCCACTTCCAAAAAGAGATGGTGTTAGACTAAACTATGATGAACAAGGTAATGTAATTGGTGAGTCAAGTCACATAATGAAGACGGAAACTTTTGATAAAAAAAACTGGTTTTCTTTTCCTACATTATTTCAAAATGAAGATGGCACATGGCTTGACATGTCTGAACAAGCAAAGAAAAATTGGAAGCCTGTATATGAAGAAGCTAAAAGAAGAGGTGAGGTTATAGACTTTGGTACTGATAGAGAAAGTGCAATAAAGTTTGGTGAAGGTTCTTGGAAACCAAAAGCTGAATACGGAGGTTCATTACCTAAAGCACAAAGAGGTATAATTAAAAACATAGCAAAAAAAGCAGCACCATATATGGATGATGCAGCTAGTTATATAAAAAACCTATTCTCTAAACAAGGAGATGAAGTTGTTGAAGAAGTTGTTGAAGAAACTCCAAATGCAATGTCATTTTTTTCTGATACACCTAAACAACTAAATAGACCTCCTGCAGAAGATTACATATTTTATAGAAATACAAGCAATCCGGAAACTATAATGGAGCCTCTTGATTTTGTAAATCCAAGAGAATATGCAAATTGGAAAGCTCCTCAAAACTTAAGTTTCTTTACACCAAACAATTATGCATTTAATGACTATGGTGCAGAAAAATGGGGAGCAAAAATAAATCCTAAAAACCCATTTATAGAACAACAACCAAGAACTTATTCAGTAGAAGATGTACAGAAACTTATTGATGATGGATTTGATGCTATTATAACACAAGACTACAAAGGTGCAGACATAAGAGATGCATATCAAATAATCCCTCTAGATAAAACCATTATCTCTAACTTAGAGAAGATGAAAAGAATGGGTGGACGTGTTATGCAAGAGGCAGGAGAAACAACAGAAGATGACAATATCCAAACTGTAAATTTACCTGAAGTAGAGGTTATTGGTAAAAAGAAAAAGAATTGGTTTTTAAATACTTTGAATAATACTTTTAATCCTTTACTTGTTGCTGATAATGCACTACAAGTTTTAGGTATACCTGCTAATTTAGTTAGAGAAAGTATTGAAGGGTTAAGTGACCAAGGAGATGGTGAATTTAATTGGGGTAATATTCTCCCTGATCTATATAATACCACTATACTAGATGATGATGCAAAACAAAAAACAGTATCACAAACTTTAGGTATAGATAATTTTTGGGGAGGGCTTGGAGTTGATTTGCTTACAGATCCTACTTCTTATTTAGGCGTTGGTGTACTTAAAAATATGTTAGCAAAGGGAGGTAAAAAGGTAATACCTAAAGTAATAAAAACCATAACTTCTAAAGGAGCAAAAAGCACAGATGATATACTAAAGAATGTTGATAATTTTAAGTCAGAAATAAATTGGGGTAAATGGAATAAAGACATTCCAAGTAATAAAGGTTTAGTAGATGAATATACAGAAATTGAGAAACTTGCTAAAGCAGATGGATCATGGATGAAGAACGCTGATGGATCTGCATTTACATTACCAGATGGAAGCTTAGGTACAGCAGAACAGTTTGTTCAAACAAATAGTAAGAACTTTAAAAAGGCATATCCTGATGGCATGGATGTAACTTATAGAGGAGCTGATCAACATATACCTGACGGTATGAGAGGAGAATTTTCTAGTATATACAATAATGATGTTGTTAGACCAAAGGTAGGTTCTGGTTTGTTTACTGGAAATTTAGACTTAGCAAGTGAATATGGTAATTTTGCTCTTAAGAGTGGTTCTTTTCCATATTTTACATCTACTCAAAAAACATTAGATGATATTATAGCTGCTGGTGGTAATAAAAAAAGTGCTCTTAAATTTGGTGATGAAGGTGGTATATACAAGTTGGCTATACCTAATGTAGATGATGCTAAGCATATTCAATTTGATGCAGGACGTAGAGATTGGACAAATCTTAATGAGCCTTATGTTTGGGATATGATGTCTCCTGAATTACAAGCAGCATCAAAAAGAGCTAGACCAACTGGAGGCAACTCAGTTATGTATGACCCTAATGCTTTATATAAAGAAACATTTGCAACAGATGATGTGGCATCATTACTTGAACAAGTAGGAGGAGATAGAGCTACAATAAAAAATGTATATGATTTTGGTGTAGGAGATGTTCTTATTCATAATAACAAAAAAGGTAAATATGCTAAATCATTATTTGGTAACGATGGTAATTTTAATTTAATGGACAAAAATATTTATAGAGCAGCAGTACCATTAACAATAGGGGGGTATGGATTAAGTCAACAACAAAAAGGTCCTGGAACTGATAAAGGTTCTACTCCTACTTCTTGGAAAGATTTAAATATTAATGTGGAAGGATTAATGAAAGGTCTTAGAAGAGTTGAAAGTGCTGATGGTACATTAATGATGAACCCATATTCTACAGCAACAGGAAACTATGGTCAAAGATTTTCTGAAATTGAAGAATTATATAAAGGAACAAGAGAAGAATTTTCAGAAGATTTAGAAGCACAAGACAGATTTTTTAGAATGCGTTTAAATGAAGGAATAGAGTCTAATGAAACAACTCCATTATTAAGAGATGCATTTGAATTAACTGCTGAATACAAAGATCAGCTAGGTGATGACTGGAATTTTTCATATGAAGATGTAGCAGCATTATCTAATTATTTAGGTAGAGGTGGTACTAGAAAATACTTTGGAAACGTTATAAGAGATGGTATGCCATTAGGTGAGGTCTTTCCAAAATTGTTTGGAGAAAATGTTAAGCAACCAAATAAAACTCCTAAAGACTATTTGAAAATTACTAATGAGTTTTATCAAGATGGTGGTGAAAATATTTATAAAGTAAAAAAAGGAGATAACTTAAGTAGAATAGCAAGAAACTATAATACTTCTGTAGATGAAATAGTAAGTATAAATGATATACCTAATCCAAGTATGATTAGTATTGATCAAGAGTTATTAATGCCACAAGGTGTATCACTTGGCAATACACGTTCTAGCTATACAGTTAAGCCAGGAGATACGTTAGGAAAGATTGCTTCAAGACATAATACGTCATATCAAAAGCTAGCTAAAATAAATAACATATCTGATCCAAACATGATACGTGTTAATCAAGATATTTTATTACCTGAAGACTACAGAGAAGAAGTACCTTTAGCTGAAGAATCATGGATAAGTACAGATGTATTAAAGAAAAACAATGAAGACATTAATTCATTAGCTGATGAACAAGTAATTGTTAAATCTCAATTATTAAATAGTCCTAATGAAAGATATGTTGTTATAGATAAAAAGAATGGAAGGTTAAAACTTTACCATGGTGATGAGGTTATTACTGATTTTGAAGTGTTGACAGGAAAGAATGAAGGAGATCAACAAACTGTTACGCAACCCATTGATAAAAATAGAGATGGTAAAATTACTGAGGAGGATAAGATAAATGGTATATATCAAGTAGATTGGAGCAAAGGTAATTTATCTACAGGAGCAGGTAAATTTAAAATTAGTAATTCTAGTCCAACAAGTAGTAAAAAATATATGAATGCTCCAAGTTTTAATTTAATAAATGAAGCAGGTATAGAAGTTAGTACAGCAATTCACGGAGCACCTTCTTATAGACAAAAGTATTTTGATAATAATGATATAACAGATAACAGAAGTTCTAATGGTTGTATAAACGGTAAATGTAGTGATCTGCAAGGTTTATATGATATGGGTTTACCAAATAATACAAACGTGTATATTTTACCTGATGATGAGGGTAATGCTTTTGAAATGGTTGATGGTCAGGCTGTATTAAGAATGAATAGAGAAAATAGAGAAAGTTACCAAAGCTATGAAAGAAATGGTCAAACATATAAAGGTCAAGGAGGTAACTATACTATTAATACATTAAACTATAAACCTATACGTGCACAGTTTGATGTAGAAAAATTTAAAGAAGATATATTTACTGCACTTGATTTTAATGATGAAGATGAATTGTATAAAACAACTATTCCATTTATAAATGCATTAATGGATAATAAGAAAAAGATTATGCAAACTTCTCAAATACCTAGTGATATATATAATCAAATAGCAAAAATTGCTTTTGGAATATACGGTACTGAATCAAATTATGGAGATACTCATTCTGCAACAGGTAATTTTAGTAGAGCTGTTAATAAATATTTTAATCCAAAACAATCATCAAGTCCTGATGTACAATCTAAATATTCTACATATGGTGCTGATAGTGATTCTAATAGTGTAGGATATACACAAATAAGATTTTCATTTTTAAATGATACTGAGAAAGCTGCTTTAAAGAAGTTTAATATTACAAACAATTCAGATATGTTAGATCCTGAAAAGTCTGCAATAGCTACAGCTGTAGTATTAGGTATTAGATATAATGAACAATTAACACCTTCTCAAAAAAAGAATCCAATGAAGTACTTACCTTCTAAATGGAATAATAGAAGTAATTATGCTAAAAGGGTAGAACAAAATTCTAAATACTTAGATATAGAACAATTAGATATAATGAAAGCAGGAGGAGAAATAGAAGAAAAACTAATTTATAAAAACTATATGGATGGTAGATATGAAGGAACTAAAATGGATTCTAAAGGAGAAAACATATATGATAAGTTAAACAGAAAGTATTTAAGTAAAGCAAGAGAACAAGGAATGACACCTTCTAATTATGTTATGACTTATATAATTCCCAATTCTTAAACCCTAAAGATTAGTGAATCTCCCTAATTATTTGTATATTAATAATATAATATTATGAGTTTGAAAGTAAACAAAAAAAGTGTAAAACAAGATGGAGGAGCAATGATTCCTGAACAACCTGGTATGCTACAGCAACCAGAGGTTGATCCTGCTGTTCAACAAATTAGTGAGTTTATTAAACAATCACTAGAAGATGGTGCAAAACCTGAAGAACTAGTAATGAGTTTAGTACAACAAGAAGTTGATCAACAAATTATTGGTCAAGCATTTATGATGGTTGGGTATCAGCAAGAAGATGTTGTTACTTTATTTGAGCAGGTTCAAGTATTAGCACAACAAAAACAAGCTGGTGCAAATGAAGTAAATCAAAATCCTCAACAATTAGCACGTAATCAACAGATAGAGCAACGTCAACAAGGACCTGTTGAAACTGAATCAATTGATACAGAAATATCTGAGACCATGATTGCTAAGTCTGGTATAGAAATAAATCCTAAAAATGAGGGTAAGTTTACTAGATGGGCTAAAGCACGTGGTATGACTGTTAAGGAAGCATATAACAAGGTTATGTCTAATAGTAAGGCTTACCCTCCATCTGTAGTTAAGATGGCTAATTTTGCAAAGAATGCTGCAGGATGGAAAAAGGAAGAAGGTGGAGAAGCATTTACTGCTCATATGATGTACAAGGGTCAACAAGCTGTAAAAGCAAATACTATTGAAGATCATTTAAGATTAAAAGAAGATGGTTATGTTCATGCTGATGAACGTAAAAAAGCAAGAAAAGGTGGAGATATGATATATCCAGTTGGTGCAGCTACATCATCTAATGCACTTCCGTTTGCAATGATGCCTCAAGCAAATGATGGACTTGAGTTACAAAAGAAGGAAGCAGCAGCGGCAGCAGTAGCAGCAGGTGAAGCAGGGCAGGACACAGATGAAGTTGATTTCATGACTCAGTTTATGAATAATATGAACACTACTCTTGGTGAACAAAATACACAGGGAGACAACACTATAAAAAAAGTAAATAATACTATATCTCAAGGACCATTATATGTTTCTCCTAACCTATATGAGAAAGATGGTTTTTCTTTAGGGAATGCTTTTAATTCTGTTTTAAGAGTAGGTAACAATGCCTTTAGTAGTAAAGACCTTGATGGTGATGGAACTAAAGATGGTTATTTAAGAGACTTAAAACCAAAAGCAATAAATGCAAAAATTGATAAATATGCAAATGCAAATTACAATATAAATCTAGATGATGTAGTTACTGAAGAGAATTTAAACAATGCTCAGGTTGCATACAAAAAATTTATTTTTGAAAACCCAACAGCAGATGATCAGTATGATGCAGTAGGTAATCTAGTTAATGCAGGGTTAGAAGACAACAATATACCTAAGATTGAGATTCCTCAAGGTACAGAAGAAGAATACAAAGATTTTATAGAAAAAAATACAGATCTATTAGGTGATACAGCAAAAGCAACATATGAGGCATTAAGAAAAAAATTAGGTTTTCAACTTGGTGGTTCATTGGCTAAAGCACAATTTAGTGTTCCAGATAGTGGTGCACCTTTTGCAAACCCAATGGAAGAACCTGCAGAAGATGCTACTGAAACACTAAGTTTCCAAGAGTGGGTGATGCAAGACTCTGTTGGAAGAGGTGGTGCTAACGCTCCACAAGAGTATCAAGCTTATGTTGAAAGCATAGGTAGTGAAGAGCAAATACCAGAAGCTAGCACAGTTCCTTTACCTGAACCTGCTGGTATTATTAGTCCAACAGAATGGGATAAGGATGGTGATGGTATTCCTGATATGGGAATAGATATTGATATGGGTGATGGCACTGGTGTAGCAGGTGACTTTCAATCTGCATATGATAAGGTTGTGAAACCTACAGTAGATGTAGACTTTGGAGGAGTAGGTGGATTTGCTAAAAGAGCATACGATAGCAGTCTTATGAAAGGCTTTGAAGGTGTAAGTGGTGGTATTATAGATCTTACTGCAAACATATTTAATCCTTTGAAAAACAGAAAGAATGCTTTAAACCAGGATAAAGATAAAAGAAGTAGAATTGTAGCTGATGAATTATTTGCAATTGAAACAGATCCATTTAATTCTAGAGGAACTAATAATATTCAAGGTGGACCTAAAGGTTCTGAAGCAGATAGAACAACAGGTTTATATTTAAATCAAGGAGTAGTAACATCCAAGATGGGTGGTGGTACTAATAATGCTGGATTTAAAGCATTACCTGCATCTGTTCAGCATAACATACTTAGCAATCTTGCTTATGGTGGATCTACAGGTCCAGAAGCTTATCTGGCTACAGGTGGTCCAATAGCGGGAAAGGCAGGGTTAGGAAGACTCATTAAAGAAGGTGTTGAACAATTACCTGGTGCTTTAAGAAAACTTAAAACATATTTTGGAAATAGTGATAAAGCCAATCCTTATGTAAGCTTTAAAGGATTTGGAGCTGATGATATACCACAGAATGGACCCAATGCATTTAATGAATATATGAACAGTTTTGCTATGATTGATCCTGCAATACTTGCGACTATGACTGGATTACCATTTTTAGAAATGTTTAGAGGTAATAGTAAAGAAGAAGGGGAAAAATTAAAGTTTGATAATGAACATAGAAAAAGCAGAGGAATGACATCTGACGGGGCCACTTGGAGAAATCAACAAGGAGGAGAAACAGTGAGTGTTGATTCAACAATGTTAGCAAAACTAATTGCAGCTGGTGCAGACATAGAAATGTTATAATTATGAAAAAAATAAAAATAAATAAACTACCTAAAGGATTTAAACTTGTTGATGGTAAAGTTGTAGAAGATAAGTTAATGAGATACGGTGGTGATCTAAGAACGGGTGATCAAGCTGATTATGGTTTGGTAACAACTCCACAAAATTATGTTGGTGACACAACATTTAATAATACATCTGATGAAAGTGTTAGGTATAGTTTATCTAGTGTTCCAAGAGATAATGCTAACATAGAAGCAGAAGGTGGAGAAACTGTATTGACAGATTTAAATGACAATGGAGATTTTGGATTATATAACATAAGGGGTCCTAGACATTCTCAAGGTGGAGTTCCTATGTTTTTACCTGAACAATCTTTTATTTATTCTGATACACCAAAATTAAAATTTACTAAAGATGAAATGAGTGAGTTTGGTATGGGAGGTGATAAAAAAACACCAGCTAAAATATCAAACACTTTTGGTTTAAATGAATTTTATGCTGAATTAAATTCTGACTATGCTGATAATATTTCATCACGTAGTGCAGAACTTATGTTAAAAAAGAATATGGAAGATTTATCTAAATTAGCATTTATGCAAGAGTCTAAAAAAGATTTTGAAGATGGTGTACCATTAGCATCTCATCCTTATTTAATATCTGCAGGAATAGATCCATTAGAGTTTACTGCAAAAATGGAAAAGATTAGTGTTGAACAAGCTAGACAAAAAGCTATAGAAGCATTATCTCCAGCTGAACAAGAGCAATTGCAATTTTTACAAATGATGATTGCACAATCTCAACAGGGTAATCAACAAGGTAATGTTGGACCTGAAGAGCAAATGGCTATGGAAGGCAATCCACCACAAGGTCAAATAGATCAAATGGATTTAAATGTTGCCAACAATGACATGATGCAAACTGCAAAATTTGGTTCTGAACTTGGTGATTTTTTAGAAAAAGCACAAAAAGGTAATGCAGAAAGAACCACATCAACATATACTATTAATGGTCAAGATGTAGATAGAGCTACATATATAGACTATGTAATTAGAAATAATATGCATAGAAATATGGATGGTTCATTAAATGATAAAATAAGTGATCTAACAGAAGAAGAAAAACAAATGTATGGACAAGCTTTACAACCTACTGTTGAAAATTATGATCCATTCAATACAGTACCATTACAAGGAGACTTGTCAATCAACCCAGGCATGAAACCACCACTTGATCTTGGAGTATCAGGTGAGCAATCAGATGGTACTGTAGTAACTACTGCTAACGATAATTTTAAAAATCCATATCCAGAAGGTAGTGATAACTATAAAAAATTACAAAAGTATCATGATGAAGGTTATACTATAACAGAGAAAGATGGTAAGATAGATATTTTTAAAGCAGGAACATCTAAGTGGGAAAAGAATACTAATGCTAGAGGTTCAGGTTCTGGAACACCAACAGATGGTAAAGGTGTACCAATTTATTCTGAAGATATAGAAGGTCAAGGTGATGTAGTAAATGAAAGTGGAATAGGTAGATATAGATATGGAAGTCTATCAGAAGGTTCAAGAGACAGAAAACAAAAAAAGACAGGGACATCAAGTTTTGGTTCTGCTGATATTGAGCTAGAAGAAAGTCAACTTGATTTTCAAGATAGATGGGGAGATGTTACAGAAACAATAGATGGCTTTGATTATAAAGCTCAAAGGGGTACACCACAATATAAAAAGCAATGGACAGAGTTTCAAAGAAAATCTGAAGCTAAAAGAAAAGAAGAAGCAGAAACAATGGGTATACCTTATGTTCCATATTTTAAGGAAAAAGGCTCAGATGGATATGTACAAGGAGAAGGTTATGATGGAGCTTTAGGTTTACATACATATAATACACCTAGACTTGATGTAGATTTTACAAAAGAAGAAAGGTATTCAATGGATCTTCCTGATGAACCTGAAGTTGAGAAAAAGATAGAGTTAGAAACACCAGAAGGAATACCAAAAAGATGGTGGGCACAAGATGAAAATAATTTAATCACTTTAGCTTCTTTAGATGATACATTAAGAACTCCTTTTGGTGTACCTCTTGAACGTCAAAAAATTGATTATGTATTAGATGATTGGGCATCTCAAGTAGGTGCTAATAATTCAGCATTAAAAACTGCAGGAGATGCTTTAACTGCAGCAGGTGGTCCACAGGCTTTATTAGCAAGTGATCTTTTTGGTAAAACAATGGCAGGTAATATAAAAGCTCAGACAGATGTAAATCAAAAGAATGTTAACACTATGAATAGAGTTGCAAGTTTACAGCCACAGTTAGATCTTAAAGTTGATATGTTTAATAATCAAATGAATCAAGGAGTATATGATAATACTCAATTAGCATTAGAAAACTATGAGCAAAATGCTAATAAAAGAAAGATCAAAGCTAATGAGTTGTTTAATGCAGGTGCAACTAATGCAGCTAATACATATAATCTTAATCAGCTTTATGATAATTATAATATAAACCCACAAGTATATGGGGATGCTGAATTTACAACAGATGGTAGAAAGCTTGTTAAGACTAATCAACAAGATGCATTAAATGCTTATTATGATAGAGTTGCTGACTATGAAATTAAAACAGGTAAACCTATGCCTGATAAACTAATGGAACAACTTTATCCGGGAGCAGTAACTTCTAATGAACAACTCACTGCAGCTCAAGAAGAGTATAGAAAAAACAGAGCAGCCGGAAACACAGGTGAATATAATACTCAAAAAACAGTAGAAGGTAAAAAAGGATTAGAAATAGGAAAAATAGCTAAGTGGGCAGTACCGTTTTATACAGGTAAGGTGGGAATATAAACTTAAAGAGTTTATGTAATACACTTTGTACACTTATTAAATTATATTAATTTTACATTATGGCAACATACGTTAAAGGAGCACAGCAATATACACCAGATATTAAACCGTTTACACCGGATTATAAATTTCTGTCTGCCGTTTTGGAAACAAGACAAGATAAATATGACACAAATTTTAAAGCAACTAATGAACTCTATAATAAAGTAGTATATGCTGATCTTTCTAGAGAAGATACAAAAGAAAGAAGAGATCAATATGCAGAACAAATAGGGCCTCATTTAGAGAAAATATCTGGAATGGATTTATCTTTAGCTCAAAATGTTAATGCTGCTAAATCTGTGTTTGCCCCATTCTTTGATGATGATCTTACAGTTAAAGATATAGTTTATACTTCAAACTATAAAGATCAAATGAAACATGCTGAAAGATTAAGAAATAGTCCTAGTGAAGATATGCATGAAAGATATTGGGATATAGGAGAACAAGGTTTAAATTATAGAATGCAAGATTTTGTTAATGCTTCATCAGAACAAGCATTAGGCATGACAGTACCAAAGTATGTAGATGATGTAAAGCTATTTAAATTAGCTACACAAATCTTAGAGGACATGGATCCTAATCTTAGTATGAAGATGGATAGACCAGGGCCTAATGGTAATTTTATTATTACTGAAAAGAATGGTAGACTCATAACTGGAGCTGCTTTACAAACTTTAGAAGGAGCATTGTTGAATGACCCTAGAGTTCAAAGAGCATATGCAGAAAGATCTTTTGTGCAAAGCAGACAATTTGCAGATAAAGGTATACAAGAAGGTACATTTAGTAATGTTGAACAAGGTCAACAAGCATGGGCTAGTGAAACAATAGGTAGAATTACTGAGATTAACAATAAAAGAATTGAAGAAACTGGTCAAGAGTTAACTAAATTAGAAAATGCAAATGTTAGATGGGCAAACTATAAAAAGAAAAATGGAATTATAGAAGGGTCTGATGATGATAATGCAATGTTAGAAAATTTATCTGCAGCAGAAGCAACACAAATAGCTTTAGATAAATTAAAAGGTATTCAAACTCAAGGTAATAATCAACCAAATACTGTTGATGGTTCATTAAATCAGGCTTATAGTATGTTAATGAATCATAATATAATGAGTGATTTAACAGCAGCTGCACAATCATACTCTGCAAGAGATCAAGAATATTTAATAAGAGAAAGTAAATTTGCTTTAAATGATCAGCAATATCAATATGATCTAGCTAAGATGAAAGCTAATCAAATTAACCATCTTGCTAGAATAAAATATAAGGCTGAACTTGATGAAGATTTAGCAAGAAAGAAAGGTGAGTTGGTAAATGAGAATGGTGAAAATGATCCGTTGATTGAGCTTTTAAAAGGTAATAGAGTTACTAGAGGTAATAGTAATACAATAGATGTACCAGTAGATGAAGATGGAGAAGTTACTCAAAATGCTAATATGATTGAAAGAACAGCAGCACAGTACCTAGAAAAGGATAATGCTTTAGCTGTTAATCAAGTTGATAAAATAACAAGAGCTTTAAAATTATTATATCCAACAGGAACAGATGCAACTCCAGAGCAAATGGGTACAGGCATTTATGAAATAGAAATACCAAACAGTACAGGAGGTACAGATAAGTTTACTGCAAACTCATTAGATGAAATGACTTCTTTATTATTAGATCCACAAATTGAAGGTAAAGGAGAAGATCAACAAATGGTTGGGTATATAAACAGAGATGCAATTAATTCTATATATGGTTATGTATCTACAGGCTTTACTAATACAGCTGATGTTACTAGACTTAATCCAGAATTAACTTTAGGTAGTGATCAAAGAACTCAATATGATGATTTATATAATGAGATTGCCGGTCTTAATGGAACCAACACACAAGTTAATGCACTGAATACTTTTATTACTAATGTGCATGATAACTATGCAAAAGCATATGAAGCTACAAGAGGAAATGTAGTTGATGGTACTGATGCAAATTTAGTATCTATATATAAATCTGGCTTCCCTGATATTCTAGATACTGATAGAACAATACTTACAAAAGATGAATATCTTGATAAAGTAGTAGAAGGAATTAATAATGGTAATATTACTAATCCAGATCTAGATGGGTGGGATACCGGTACTTCAGATTCTGGTTATCTGATGGATGAGATCAAGTATACAACATATAAGGGTAGAAGTGGTGAAGGACCTATAGTAGATAAAGTTAGATCAGAAAAAACAGGTAGAAAGGTTATAGATATGTCTGCTGTGAAAGAAGAAGCTGAGTTAATCTATAATGCATTATATACAAATCTTAATGATGCATTATCAGGTAAGACAGGGAACTTTGAAGTAAGAGATCTTGATTCAGAAATATATGGTTATAGTGGAAATTATTCTGATGTAGTTAGTAACAATAGTTATGAAAGAAATTTTAATCCTATGGTTAAAAATGAGCTAGCTGAAAAAGAAGTTTTCCAGATGATTACACAAATGAATACATTAGATGCAGAAGGAAGACCATATGGAATGTTTGCTGGGTCAATTGATCAATTTGGATCAAGTGATGAGTTAACTAATATGAAGAGTGAGATAGCAGTTAAAGCATTTAATATATGGAAGGATGATGCAGCATTATGGTTAAGTAATAAAAGACCTGCTGTTTCTACAGGTCAAAAAGCACCAGCTGCTAAAATTGTATACATGCCAGTTGTTGGTTTATCAGAAGATGGTGAGAAAAATTTTGCTGGATATAGAATTGTATTCAGTTCAGATTGGTTAGCAAGCAAAAGAATAGGAACTAATACTGCAAACTCAAGTGAGATAGGAGCTTTAACAGGTGAAGAGATAAAATTTTTACAAGGTATTACAAATGATGAAGATGATCCAACTACAGATTCAGGTGTATTCTTTCTCTATGAACAAGAGGTTGATCAAAATACAAAAGCAGATAAAAAAACATATTATTCTTTTGTACAAGCTGATATTGCAAAAAAAGGTTTTGCAGATTATACTGTTGCAGATGGGCTTAATCCTACAGGTACATATAGAATTGTTCAAGAAAAAGGTGGATACTATGTATACTCTAAAACACACACCTATCAAGAAGGAGGACAATATCTTGTTGAAGAAAATACTACACAAATAGATATGAGTCAAGGGCTTGAAGGTCTAGATAAACAAGTTGTGTCTTGGCAACAAGTTTTGTTTAATTTAAGAGAACAAAATAGATTAGCCAAAGAAAAAGATGTATCTGTTAACGGTAAAAAATAAAAGATTAAAAGATGGAGAACCAATCTAAGAACGCCTTAAAGGAAACTATAGATAACAACCAAAGACCTGCAATGAGTATAACACCTGCAGGTCAACCTAACTTTATACCTATAACAGAAATGTTTGATACACCAGACACGCTTCTGGCAGATGCTCTTGCAACTGATCCTGATTCTGTGGCTAGAGTAGATTTATACAAAACTGATATACAAAAGTATGGTATTGATGCTATGGCAAGTTTGGGCATAGCTGTTCCAAGTTTTGCAACAGATACATACAATCCTGTTGATCAACAAAATCCTCCTGATAATACTTATTCAAAATTAAAAAGTGCATTTACATTAAATGATACAACAGGAGATGAAAGAGTAGCACCTGGCTTTGCTGGTATGAGACAGAGTCAATTTATGAGATATTACAAACATCCAGATTTTAGTGATTTAGGTTTTAGTCCATATGCAAATATGGAATCTTATTATAATGTTAACAGTACAGTATACGATGATATGACTAGAATGTGGAGTCAGTATACAAGTTTAGCTGGCTCAGGATTTAGTAGTGTATACAGATCTATTGGTGATGCTTTTGATGGAGATTCATACTGGTCAGCACCTGATTTAGAATCTGCAAGTGAGTTTGAAGATGCAATGGGCATTGGTAATTCAAGCAGAAGTGGTGGTATGGCATGGACAAACAACTTTCTATTAAACAGTGCTTATACTGTTGGTATATTAAGCTCTATTGCTGTAGAAGAATTAGCTATGGCAGGAGCAACAGTACTAACTGGAGGAGGAGCAGCACCTGCTGCTGGAGTTAGAACCGCTATAAATGTTGGTAGAGCAGGTAATGCATTTAAAAACTTTTTTAATGTTAGTAGATTTGCAGGTACAACTAGAGACATATATAGAACTTTAAGAAATGCTGAACATGCTAAGAGTTTCTATGATGCAGCTAAAACAGGAGGTAAAGTTTTAGGACAAATGTTTGTTCCTAATACAATGTATGCTCTTAAGAATTTTAAGACTGCACAAAATGCAACTCAAAATGGTGTAAACTTAGCAAAGATGTCTAGCACTTTTGGTGGTTTTTATAGAGATGTAAGAATGGTAAATTATGCAATGGCTGAATCCAAGATGGAAGCTGGTATGGTTTATAATGATGTTATGAGAACTGGTATTGATACTTATAACAAAAATAATCTAGAAACAAAAATTGTTGATGGCAAAGAGATAAAGTTTAATGTAAGAAATAATGCTCAGGTTTCTCCTGAAGAGATGAAAGTTATAAGAGAGAAATCAAGCAAGGCAGGATTTTATACTCAAATGGCTAACGCACCTATTATATATGCAAGTAACTGGTTTGTATTAGGAAATGCATTAGGTGGTTTTAATAAGTCTTTAGGTAGAATGATGAATGATACCTTTAGAAAAGGATTAGGAGGAAAGATAATAAAAACAAAAGCCACAAGATCAGCAACGGGAGCACTTAACAAAAATGTTTTTGAAGCTTCAGGAACAGGTTTAAAAGGATACTTAAGAGGATTAAGAGCGGCAGGTGTTAAAGGTAGTTTATCTAATGCAGCTGGTGCATCCTTAAGATACTTTTCTAATAATGTGGCAGAAGGTATACAAGAAGTTTCTCAAGAAGCTGTATCAGCAGCAACTAAAGGATACTTTACTGCTGTATTAAATGACCCAATGGCTGGTGGTATTACGCTTAGAAATCAAATGATTTCATCAGGTATGGGACATCAATTATCTGGAGAAGGTTTTAGTGTATTTATGTCTGGGTTCTTAATGGGTGGTGCTATCCAAGGACCACAAAAGTTATTTTTCCAAGGGGTTCCTGCTATATATGAAGCTGGTAAGGGTAAGTTTGGTACAGAAAAAATGAAAGCTGAATATGCTGAATATAAAAAGAACAGAAAAGATTTAGTTCAAGAAGCAGTAAATGGTTGGAATAAAGCATGGAACAGTCAAGTAGATAACCCAGGTGCTATATTTGATAAGACAAAATTTAATTATTTAATTCAGAAGCAAGTTTCAGAAGGAATGAAAACCAGTTCATATGATCAAGATATGTTTGGTTTCATTGATCAAAAAGATCTTGCTAAGTTTAGTCAGATACATACATTATTATCTCAAGGGGGTATACAACAATTTACTGAACAACTTGAAGATTATTTAAAGCTAACTGATGAAGAGTTATTACAAGCATTCCCTGGGGAAGCTAAGGATATTGCAAATGGAAAGATTAGAGGGCGTATACAAGACTTTATCAACTATGCAGAAAAAACAGAATCAAACTACAATAATCTTAATGATAAGTTTGAAAACCCTTATGACCCATCAGCATATGAAGTAGGCACAAGAGAGTTTGCTTTAGAAGCATTAAATTATCAAGGGTACCAGCATGCAAAGTATTTGCTTATGTATACTCAAGATAATTTTGAGAGAGCCTTAGAGAGATCAGAATCTATTTTTAGTAGTTTAGAGATGGAGCCTTTATTTGAAAAAATGGCAGCTAAAGACATTTCTATTTTAACTTCTATTGATAATATAAATAGAGAGATAGCATTGCTTACACAAGAGATAATGAGTACTATTGAGATAGATGAGAATTCTGCAAAAGTACCTAATCAAGGTGTAGGAGAAACAAATAAAAGAAAACAACAAAAGATTGATAACTTACAAAGTATATTAAAAGTTATTTCTGATCCAAAGAATCAAACTAAGAATGGTGCATTTGATAGAAGAAAAATTACAAAGCTAAGACCAGCGTTTAAAAACTATGTAAGATACTTAGCATCTACAGAAGGATCTTTTTTAGAGAGAGATAAAGTAGACAATGCTTTAAAACAGTTAGTTGATTATCACGCATTAAAAGGAAGAGCTCAGGTATATGATAAAGCTGTAGAGTATTTATCTAATCCAGCAAGACTTAATGAGATAACACAAAGAACTGTTGAGTATGGTCAAAACTTGTATAAGAATATTAAAAGTCAAGTGCAAGCATCTATTGAAAAGTATTTAGAAATTACTGAGACAAATGAAGTAATGAATCAGTTGGCTGCATTAGGTGTCTATCCTGATCCATCAGAAACAAAAGCGTTTTTGCAAACAGGTGATATATCAAATCTAAAGACTTTTTATAATGAGAATGGTAAAGTAGAACCTAAAATAGATACAATATTATATGGTCAAATTGAAAGGATTATTGAACACTATACCAGCACTAGGGCAACTGAAGAAAAAACAGAAGCCACAGAAAAAAAAGAAACAGAAAAGGCAGAAGAAACCAGAACAGACCAAAATGACATCCTAAAAGATTTAGGTGTAGATGTAGAATTAGAAAAAACTAATGACACACCTATGCTAAATGAATTGTTAGAAAGACAATATAGAAAGTATAAAGCAACAGCAGCAATAAGTGGAGAGAATGTATTACTATTTGAAGAGTGGAGAAACAGTATAGATGGTTTAAATTTTCAGAACACGTTTAATGCTTTAAAGAGAGTATGGGCATCAGGAGTTGTACTACAGGCAGATAGTGAAGGTAATCCTTATAAGACAGTTGTAACTAGAGAGAATGTTACTAAAGAAGAAGGATTCAAAGATTGGTTTAAAACAAGAGAAGTTAAAGAAAGCCCTATTGTAAAAAGAATATTAGATCAAGCAGGTTTAGTTATAACTGATATTGTTGAGTCAGAAACTGATTTAGGTCAAGAAGGTGATACTCTTAAAGGAAATAAGAATAGAAAGATATATAAAAGAGGTGCAAAAGCTAGTATAATTAGAATAAAAACTAAAGACCAAGAAACTGGAGAGCTAGTAGAAATATATAAATTGGTTGACAACAATGGTAATCCAATATCAAACAAACTACTAGAACTTATAGACTCTAAGTTTGGTGCTTTTAGTACGCCTGCAGAAGCAGTAGCAGCACTTAAAAAGATTGAAGCAACTGCACCAGATACAGCTACATTTTTATTTGATGAAGTTGAGTTACAACAAGGTGAAATATTATTTGATAAACTGGGTAACAAGTATATAGTGCTGAGTACACCTAAACAAGTTCAAGGTGGATACTTAAGAATTATAGAAGCAAGTAAGAATACTAATAACTTACAAGAAAGAGAAAAGTCTGTAATTAAATTACAACCTGGACAATTTAAAGGAAGGTATTCATTACAAGAAATTAAAATGGATCTGCTTCCTGCAACTACAAGTAGATTAGAGATCAATGATGTTATATCTCCATATCCTTATAAGAACAATCAAGAAAGCAGAGCATTAGCTCAACAAAGATATAATCATATTATATCACAGTTATCCCCTGTTGAACTTGCTCAACTTGAATTATACGTAATTCCAAACCCAGAAGCAGGGAAGTTAGGTAGATACTATGCTATAGAAAGTTCTGATGGTAAAGTATATAAAGAATCTAATCCATATATACGTAGAATAAAATCTAAGTATGATATTGGAATTAGAATAGCAGATGAAAAAGTTAGAAATAAAGTTAATCAAAGCTTAAGAGAAGCAGGGTTTCAAGTATCAGAAGATGTAAATGGTATTTTTGCATACTTACCTAATGAGTCATATGTGTTTTATGATAACCAGAAAAACCCAATTGACCCACGTAATATAACAAAAGAACAAGCTTTAAATACATTATATGTACCTAAAGCAATATCTAATAATCTAACAAAAGAAGAGACACTAGAATTAGCACGTAATAATTTTGCATTAAATGCAATGTTAGTTGAAACATTAGATGGTATGAATATATCTGAGCCAACAGCTATGTTATTACAAGCTTTTCCAAAAGATATTGGGCTTTCTATAGGTGGAGCACAAATGGCATATGGTCCAAAAGAGCTACAAGAATCAAGAAGCTTAAGTTCTTTAAACTATCAACATGCAGATACAGAAGGTAACTACTTGGTTTATGATCTTAAAAGAGATAAAGGAGGTAGAGGAAGAACTATCCAATCTAAAACTAACTTAGAAGGAAGAGATGCAACAGCATTAAGAAATAAAGTTAAGACAGCACTAGAGCAGTCTGGGCAATGGGATGCTATGATTGCAGGAACAGATAGATATTTAGCTGCTGTACTTTTACCTAACGGTCAATACGGATTAGTTAATTTAAAAACCACTAGATTTTCACAGGAAGAAGTTGAAAATTTATATACAGAACTTATTGAGAGAGCACAGCTAACTCAAAAAGAAAACCTAGATGAGAAAGGTGAAGCAAAAAATGAAGCATATAATATAGAATACAATGATGATTTGTCCAATGGTTTATTCATAAGTACTAAACCAGGTTTCAGTGTAGCTTTACAAGTAACTCCATGGGGTAAAATACAAATGGATGTTTTTGATAAGAATAGTAAGAAGCAAGTAGGTGAGACTATAACCATTAATCAAAAGATTATAAATGACAAGAAGATGTCTTCTGTTAAAAAAATTCAAACTTTAATTAACAATTTTAATGAAGACACAGAAATTAATCTTGCTGGAGTAAATGTTACAGTAAACAATTTAAGAAGATCATTTGCTGATACAGCATCAGTTGAAGAAGTTATAAATAATTCTGAAACTAATGTATTACCAAGTGTTATAGAAAATCAGTCTTTAAGAGTTATAGGAACATCTGCAGACATTCAAGCTTCAAGAGATGCTGCTGCAACAGTTAATGATAATAAAACTAATGATGTAAAACCTAATGCTCAATATACAATTGCTGAAGAAGCAGCAGAAAGTATACTTGATTTATCTGATGCAGAGTTTGATGCACAACTGGAAGAAGAGTTTGCAACCTTTAAAAAAGAATTCTTAGGTCACATAGTAAACAAAATAGTAAGAGGTGAAGAGTTATCAGCACGTGAACAACAAGCATATAAGTTTTTAGAAAGTAAAATCAATATGTTAGTTGCAAAAGAAGGTGGTGCAGGATCTGTAACTATTAACAATGACATAGAGTATACTGGTGAAAGAAGCCCTGGTGTAAAAGAATTAATATCTATCTACACTGGAGGAGGTTTATTTTTTAACATAGATGCTTCAGGTTTTGAGGTAGCAGAGTCACTTAAAGCTAACGGAGTATCACTAGAACAAGCCAAATCTGCAATACCTGGTCTAGGAGGAAAAATACAGGCTTGGTTTCAAAGAGGTGTTGATTATTTAGAACCAACACAACAAACTTCAAATACACCATTGGCTGTAGCTCAAGCTGAATTACAAGCTTTAAAAGCTAAATTGTCTGAAGGTGTAGATGGCAGAAGTGTACGTAAAGTATTAAAGAATAATGAAGAGTATCAGAAGCTAAAAGAAAAAGTAAGAAAGCTAGGTAACATAAGTAATAAGATTCTTCCTTTTACAGAATTAAATGAACAAGAAATTGAGAATATAGATACATTTAGTGCTTGGGCATTAGGAGCTTTACCATCATACATTACTATAGAAGATATAGATCAGCTAAGAAACAATCAAAAGGCTGGCGGTATGAGAGTTGGAGCCTTTGTAATGTCTTTAAAAAATATTGCTGGAGGACTTACAGTTGACGGAACTATTTATACTGGTGCCACATCTCCTTTTAAATATCATGAAGCTTTTCATAGTGTGTTTAGAATGTTATTATCTGATACAGAAATACAAAGATACCGTTCTATTGCTAGAAAAGAAGTAAGAGCTAAGTTAAGATCTGAGGGTAAAAACTTTAAAACAGAATTAGAAATATTTAGAAACTCTGCAGATACATATAGTAATATGACTGAGAAAGAGTTAATGAATGAATACTATGAAGAATATTTAGCAGATGAGTTTGAGAAGTTTAAAATGTCTCCATCAAAAACTAAGAGTTCTCCAGAGATAAAATCTTTGTTTACAAGAATTCTTGATTTTATTAAAACTTTATTTAGCACACCTGCTAAAAATGAGCTATCAGTTTTATTTGAAAGCATTGACGCTGGTAAATATCAAAATGCTCCATTAGCTAGTAATGAGTTTACACAAAGTTTACAGGAAGGTGTAACACTAGAAGCAAATGCATTAGTACCTTATAGTCCAATACAAACGGAAGATAACAGTGGAAATGTAAGAACAGGTTATTTATACTTAGATAATGATATTGCAGATCCTTTGATTAGAAGTATTGCTGCTATGTATTTAGATAGGACATCTAAAATTACAGAAGCAACATATAGTCCTGCCGTTGAAATGGATGAAATACTAAATGATTTTGCATGGTTATATAGCCCATCAAATCCAAATAACTTAGAAAAGAGTGATACTCAGATTGAAAAGTTAGAAGAGATTGAAGAAGCTTTTGATATATATGATGTAGAAATTAAAACAGAAGTAATCAAATTACTAAATGTTTTAGGTGATCAAATTAATGAAACTGATTATACATTAGATGAATTAGAAGATAGTACAGGTTTAAGAAGCACATCACAATATGATATTGATGCTTCTTTAATAGGAGGACATACCTCTTTATCCTCTAAGCTAAAAACATATATTGCTACTACTACTTTATCTGAAACAGATTACTTTGGTAATACAGAATTAAAAGATGGGGTACCTTTAATTGTTGCTGTAGATTTTGTAGAAGCTTACAATGGTTTGCTTAAAGCAGTTAAAAATATATCTGATCCAAAAAAGATTTTACAAAGCATGTATTTCTTTGGTCAGGAAAATGCACAAGTAGGTGCAGTAGTAAATAGATTATTACAAGATGTTGGAATTACTACTGATGAATTAGTAAGTTCTAAGTCATTGGGTAATCTTACTAATCCTAGTTTATTACAATCTGTTGTAAAAGCATTTGAAAACTTTAGAGTAGATTACATATTTAATGAAAGAGATGAGCTTGGTAATATTAGAATTTATTCTGCAGCTCAAAGAGATGATATAAACTCTCAACTTGACAGATGGAATCAAGCTTGGATAAGCAAATGGAAAATAATTAAATCAGATAAAAATACAAAAGACCAAACGCTTACTATGCTTGAAGAGTTTGAAACTTATCTGAGTGGAAAGAAACAACCTGCAAAAAAAGATAAGAAAGCTAGCTCTAAAACAACATTGACTAATCAAGCTCTTTCAGATATATCACTAGATTTTTCAAGAAAACTATTTGATTTGGTAGGTATAAGGTTAAGCCCTTTGTATTTACAATATAGTATATTACAAAACAGACCTAAAAACACAGTAAAACAAAAAGCATTAGTTAATTTATATAGTGATGAAACACCATTGCTTGCTACAGATATAAAAATGATGTCTGATATAATACAAAACAATGCTGATATTTTTGCTACTGATGATTCTGGTATGGACTCTAGGTTAAGAGAAATGAGTATACACAGTGCACCGTTTGATGAAACTATTGGTGCATCAGTATTTAAAAATCCAAATGGTGATTTAGTATACGCTCATCAAAAACCTACGTTACATTTAAAATCAATTGCTGATTTAAATAACCCAGGTAAAATAGATGAGTTAAAACTTTCTGATGAATATTTATTAAATAACTTCTTATTGAATAGTGCAGCTTTTGAATTGTTATCTGCTGAAAATAGATTAAAGGTTTTAAGAATAGCGGGGAGTAAAGTTGGACAAGTTTTATCATCTGAACAAGATTTAAATGATAGTATCACAGGAATTACTTCTACACAAACATATGGAGATTTTACATCTCAAGAGTTTGCATTAGCTGTAATCAATAACTATACAGCATTATTAAATACTAAGAGTAATAAAGTAGATAGTGTTGAGGGAGTAGATGTAAAAGGAAACAAGTTTAAAAGAGCATTGGCACCAGTATTAATTAGAGTAATGGAAGCGTCTAATACTGGAGATTTAATATCACTGCCTGTATTAAAGGCTGTTGATTTTAATAATGGTACATCAACTTTATCAGATAAATTAATTAATGTATTTGTAGATAGAATTAGAACTGAGTTTGCAAGAATAAATAGAGAAGCATTTACAATGGACTCTCTTACTCAAGAGAATGAAATTCTAGGTTACAATACAAAAAATGGTAGAGCATATCAGTTTACTAATAACTCTACAGTAATATCAAGTGATGTACAGGAAAAGCTAAGACAAATAGCTATTAGAGAAGGAAAAGCAAAAAAAGAAATAACTCTTGATGCTGCAATAAAAGAAATCTCTACATTAAAAGCTTTAAAGAATAATGTCAAGCTTAATCTTAATAACTCTTTTGATCAGTTTATGAATACCTTGACTGAATTGAACATGCTTAATGATATATCTAACAATGTATCAGAAGGCCCGGTTAATGCAGCAGGTGTACAAAGAAAAGAATTAGTTGATTCAGCTAGATTACTCAACCTTAATTATGATACTACTCATAACTTAAAACAAATATTTTTTAATGACTGGGCAAACACAGGAGCAATTAATGAAATTATTCTTGGTGATCAAGCTGTCTCTTTAAAAGATTCAGTTGATAGAATTAAAAGAGCAAAAATGCAGAATGCTGCATATGATAGTGCATACAGTGCTGTTAGTGCTCCATCACATGGAGTAACACACAATGTAGAAAAAATATCTCTGGTAACTTTACAAGAGCCTGTTGGTGAATCTAGTATAACAGGACAAAACATTGATCAAGCTGATGCACAAATGTATCTTACAACTAAAGCATTTAGATATTTATGGTTTGGTTTTGGTAGACTTAGCCCAAGTCAAGCAGCTATGATAGATAATATAGAAGCAGGTCAAAGCATTACCTCTGATGATATATTTGGATCAGTTGAAGCATCAGAAGGATATATTAAAAAAGGTGCAATGCTTAATTCTAAAAAGCTTGTATACGGAGATGGTTCTACTTTTCTTAAGATGTCTGCTTTTGTTCTTACACCTGAGTTTACTTCTAGACAACTAGAAGATGGAACCTGGATTGCTAAACCACATAGAGTTAAGCTACACAATTTAAGAGTTAAATTAGAAGCAATTGAGTCAGAACCAAATGCAGAAACATTAGGTATTGCAGCTCCATTGAGTGCAATTAAAATGAAGAAGCAAGGTGTTAATACTTTAGAAGAATTAGATAACCCTAAACCATTTACAAATCCTGCAACACAATTAGATGCTAGATATATGGGTCTACAAGTAATTAACCCAAGTAATAAATTAGAGATGTTAGATCCTACACAGATCAAACAAATAATTACATCTGAACAAAAAGATAATGTAAAGGTTGAGGCATTAGGATTAACTGTTGGTGAAATTAAGAAAGCATATAATAAAGCTATTTCACAAAGAGTTGTTTTAAATTATAAAAACAAAAGAAACTTAGTCTTTACATTAGAGACTGCATTAGATGAATTAAAATTATCTTCAAAACCAGGAGGAGGGGTTACTCCAAATTTAGCAGCATTCCTTACTTATGCACAAGAAGGTTTAAAAGCATCAAAGTCTAGTCAACAAATATTAGATTTCTTTTCTATGACTGATGGTGTTCAAAATTATGATCTTAACAATCCGTTGGTTGTTCAAAAAGCAGAACAGCTATTCTTATCTTATTTTAGCAAGGGAGTGTTGTCAGAAAAATCACCGGGTACTTCACTTACACTGTTATCAGATTTTGGTAACAAAGTATATAGAAGAGTTTATGAAGTAGAAACCATAGAAAAGAATGGAGACTTTATTACTATACCTGTTAGATCAGAGATAATTAGAGAAAAAACATTTGCTGAAGAATATTCTACAAATGATTTAACTGACCTAAATACTATTACATCTGACACAAAAGGTTTATCAGAAGGTTTAATTGTATTGGATGATTTAAGACATGGTCTTATGGAATATACAGACCCAAAAGATAAAAATACTTCTACTGGTCTGAGGTATACTGAGATGATGATGCCTTCACATTATAAAAATGTGATGGACTTAATTGAAAATGTACCAAGTGCTAAATTACCAGAAGCAATATCAAAAATGTTTGGTGTAAGAATTCCTTCTCAAGATAATCATTCTGCTGTAAACATGAAGATGGTAGATTTCCTACCAGCATACTATGGATCAACAGCAATGTTTGCAAAAGAACTTGTTGAAGTATCAGGAGCAGATTTTGATATAGATAAGGTTTTCTCTTTGATGAAAGAATTCTATGTGCAAGACGGAGAATTTATAGAGTATGGTAAAGGTAATTTATATGAAGAGTATATTAGATATGCAAATCAAAAAACAAATACACCAGGTACAACTTACTCTGAGGCATTAAGTTTATTTGCAGGCAATGAATTAAAGGGAGCAACTGAAGTTACAGATGCTCAAATAAAATCAGCATTAAAAGCAGGATTAGAAAAAAGAACTATAAGAGCATTACAAACATTAGGTTTGCCAGTTACGTCAAGTCAATTTGATACATATAATGAAAAACATGGTGTACCATTTGCAGCTCCATTAAACAATCAAGTTTTAGATTATAGATATGCTTTAATTGGTAACAAAGGTGTTTCTGAATCTAAGGATGGGGTGCCTATTTCTTATCAAGCTGCAAATACAAATGTTCTTTGGGATGCTAAGACTAGAACAGGTGTTCTTGCTGAGCTAGCAGAAGTTTCTGATGTATTTAAAGAAAGAATTGAAGAAGGGAATATTGATGTAGATAATATGACCGGTAAGATAAAAGCATTTACTGCTAATAAAGGGGCATCAATTGGAGCAGTTGTATTACCTAACTTATACTTAAGCTTGCTTACAGAGTATAACGTTAAACTTACTAAGAAAGCTGCAATATATTTGAATGGTCAAGCCTATAATGATTATGGTAAGACAGAATATAAACAAGGAGGTAGAAAGCAAGATGTTCTTTCAGCTTTAATAACAATGGCTACTGATAATGCTAAAGACCGTTTGGTTGCTAAGTTAGGTTTAAATAGACATGCTGTTGGTTTATTGGCTAATTTAACAGCATTGACTGTACCATTAAAGACAGCATTACTATTAGTTAATAATCCTACTATACAGGATATATATTCTCAGGCATTAAACAAATCTTCTAAATTAGATCCGGGAGTTAGTAAGCTTACAGATCTTACAATAGCACAATTAGAAAGGGTAAAAGGCAAAAGAAAATTTGTACGTGTTGATGATGCATTATTAATAGATGCACTTAATAACCCTGAAGATGTGAGTACAGATGAAATGTGGAGCATACTTAATGTGTTTTCAAAAGGAACACAGCTAAAAGAATTTACATCTAAGATGGGAGCTCCTACTAGTTTAACAAAAGGTTTAGGTGCTAGCATTGCTGAAGTAAATCAAAAATATAAAGACACTGCTTCTTTATTTAATGCTGCTCCTGGTTTAGAGTTACCTATGGATGTAAAACCTATATATTATGGAAACACTTGGCAAAATACTTATTTGAAAATATTTACTCAAATAACAAATGATTTATTGCCTGCTACTTTTATATCTACAATACCACAGTTTAATGAAATATTAGATCCTGCTATTAGTCAAATGAACACTAATACAATAGAGTTTACAGAAGATGTGATGGCAAAGGTGAGATTAGATTTACTTTCTTACTTATCTATTAAAGCATATCAGAAAAAAGGTTTGGATAGTGATGCTCAGTCAGTAGCAACATTAAGCAATGATATAATTTATCCAACAGAATATAATTCTATAGTAGATGTTATTGATAGATTGCGTACTACTGATGTAGGTAAGAATAATTTCTTCTTAGATAATTATGTGATTACAACAAAAGCATCAGAAAGTAATGCAGGATTTAATCAAGCAAACTCTAATACATTTAGACAACTTAATGCGGGTCAAAAGATTCAACTTCAAAATGACTTTGCTAAGCTGTATGGTTCATTAGAAACTAGAAATGATGCTAAAACAATCATTAACTATGAAATGGTTAAAGGTGGTTTACAATTGGGCTATGGTTCTTTACTATCAGTAATAAGCCCTGTAGTATTAACTTCTTATTTAGATACATTACCATCTGTTGAGAAAGCACTGAAAGGTGAAATATCATTTGTAGATACATTTGGTATAACAGTAGATGAGATGAAAGCTGAATTTTCTGATGGTTATTTATTATCTAATGCAAATAACTCTAAGTTGTTTACAATTGAGACAGATGAAATAACACCATTACCAAGCACAGTTAGATATGATAGAACAGAAAAGAAATTAGTAATAAAGAATACAGAAGGATCTGCTGAGGCACCATTAGTTAAATACTTAAGAGTTGGTTTTGGTAATGTAACAGGTCAAAAAGTATATAAGACATTTAGATATAACACTCAGTTATCATCTATCAAACAAAATGTATTTAATGAAGTAGATACAATGGGGTCTAATCAACAAAATGGAATTGGATTTATGTTTGGAGATAGACCAACATATACTGAAGTTAGAGAATATGTAAGAAGCAACGGAGGGGTAGCAGGTACTGCTTTAGATGTTAAAAAGATTGAATCAGAAATAAGTGAAATGTCAATTGATGAAAATAAGTTTGTTCAGCAAGAGGCTTTAAAAAATGAAAGTTCAATAATTACAGCTACTGAAGAGGGTGTAAATATTAGTTATGATGTAGAAGGCAGAGGTGTTAATATATCAGATATAAAACAACTCAAGGCTCAAAAGAAAGATGATAAACAATCAATAAATGAACAAGAATTAGAAGGAAATATAATAGAAGATGTTGATCAAGCAATGCCAGAGATGACAGCTGAACAAGAACAACTTACATTAGATTTACAATTTGAACTTGCTGATTCTTATGATATAATTACTGAAGAGTTTGATGCTATTACAAAAGATAAAGCTGCTAGACTGACATTAATTAATCAAAATTTGTTTCCTTTGTCTAATATGATTGAGGCATATGAAAGCAGGTTTTCTAAAGATGCAGCAAAGACATCTGAAGAGAGTCAGAAAGATTTTATAGATAATATTAAACGTTGCATATTAAAATAGATAGAAATGGCAAAATGTCCTAATAAAAATACAGGAGAATATAGAGCATTGCAAGATGTATACAATACTGAATTAGTTACTAATGATGTTATTAATACATGGCAAGAGCTAAATAACTCAGATGCTTTTCCTACTGTATTAGAAGCAGCAGAAATGGTTAATGATCAAAAGATAGCTTTTTCATTAAAGCAAAAAGATTTTGCTGATAGTCTTTTGACAAACTTAAGCAGAGAGAGAATAGGATCTATGTATCAAGGGGTATTCTTTTTGAATAACTCTAATCCAGCAACCAGGGAGTATGATGAAATGTTTTTATCTAGCAATTTAAAAAGATTAAAAAGATATTTAGAAATAAATAATATACCTGAATCTACTGTAAGTATAACTAGAACTCCTAAATCATATGTTGTGCAAGTCAATGAAGACATGTTCACAGCAAGAGACTTAATAGAGAAAACAAGATCATGGGATACTCCAAGATCAAGAGCTGTGGTATTACATTTAAAGAAAATGTTTCCACAAGTAGATATAAAAATGTTAAGTGTAGCAGATGCAAAAAATCTATATGAGTCTTTACCTGCATGGAAAAAAAATAATGTAAACTTTTCTAGAGTTAATTCATTTTATGTAGATGGTACAGCTTACTTAATAAAAGGAAGAGTAACAGACGAGACAGCAATTGAGGAAATACTACACCCATTTATAGACGCAGTTAAAGTAGACAATGAAGGTTTATTTAACAGTTTGCTTGGTGAAGTAACTACTAACTTCCCTGCTATGGTTCAAGAGATTGAAGCAGAATACAACAAAGGAAGAACCTTTAATGATGTTGAGAGAGACTTAGAAATAGTAACTCAAGGATTGGCTAGATACTTTAAAAAAGAATTTGAGCAGAATCCTACACAAAGATTTGTAGAAAAAATTAAAGAGTTATTAGAATGGTTTAAGAATGTAATCAATAATCTTAATGAATACATTACAGGTAGACCATTAACTGTAGATGTTATTAACTCAAATAGTTCTATGTCTGATATAGCTAAACTATTAAATACTGAGGGTATCCAATTTAAATTAACTAAGAGAGTTGATGGTAAAGTTAGATATAGCTTAACGCCTAAGAAACAAAAGTTAATTGATAAAATTATTTCTGAATCAAGTGGTCCACAAAGAGCAGTCATCAAACGCTTGTTTCATCAAGCAATGAATGTTGATGAAGTTATTGATTCATATTCAGCTAATGCAAGTGATGGATCAACAATTGTTACACTTAATAAAGCAGACCATACATATGTTGATATAACTAATGGTGAAATATTTACTTCAGTTACTACAGCAATTAAAGGTAAGCTGGCTAATCAGAAAGATGTACAGCTTAATTTAGATATTGGAAATGATGTTGATGCATTGTTAGATGCTTTGGTAGCAAATGAATCTGTAGCTAGTGTTATGGATCAAATGATCATGTTAAATGAAGAGCAAGCAAAAGAAGCATACAACATTCTAGATACTACATTAAAGAATATTAAGCCAGAAGGCTCAATAGCATTAACACAAGTTGTAGTTTTTGATGAAGCAACAAAACTTGCTGGTACAGCTGATTTAGTAATTGTTGATAGAGATGGTAGTATTAGAATAGTAGATTTAAAAACAAGCAAGAATGCTTTAAGTACTCAAGCTATAATAGATACTAAAGCCGGTAGACAACAGAAGTCATATTATGATAAAGAGTGGGGCCTTTCTCCTGAGAGTTTATTAAAACAACAAGGTATAGACAAGCTGTCAACTAGAACTCAACATAACTTACAAGTGAACTTGTACAGAAGAATGTTTGAGAATATGGGGTATAAAGTATTTGAAGGGGACCGTGCTGCATCTACTATACATGTTACAGTAGGCATAACAGGTAAGGGTCAAAATCAAAAATTTACAGGAGGGATAACATATGATCAATTAATTGACCATCCATCTAGTGAAAATATAAACATGGTTAACATGTTAGTTCCACTATTGCAAGATAACCTTAATGCAGAAAGACTTGAGGAAGAAACAAAAAATGCTGAAGATGCAGTGTTTAGAGGTTCAGAACAAATAGAAGAAGATGCTACATTAGCAGATAAGATAGAAGCAGAAAAGTTTCCAGAGTATAATGTCATTGCAACTGCACTGAATACTTATCAATCAGCTATGATAGATACTAAAACTGCAATAGAACAAGTAAGAAGCTCTATCTATATGGATAGAACAAAAACTGCAGAAACAGAATCACTTGCTTTAGCTATTGCTTTTATAAGTATAGCAAAGAGTGAGGGTCCAATTGCTAGATCAGTTGCTTTTACTCAGCTATTACAAGATGCAATAAAACAAATTAGATCTTTTACTGAGTATATAGAAGATCCAAAGAATGTTGGCAAGCCTGAATATATTACTTATGTACTTAATTTTGATAGATTCATAAACAAATTTAAAGGTTTACATACTTTAGAAGGTACTGAGATAAAAGAGTTAAATGCTACACAGAGATCATTGGTTTTAACAATGGGTCAAAGCATTAACAAACTTACAGGAGGATCATCAAAGACTGACTTAGGACTTATAAAAGACGCACTAAACAATTATGTAAAAGAAGTTATAAGAACTAGATCATCAAATGAATTTGGTGCTGATGGTAGTTACTTTACTAAGGAAGACTTGGATGATTTAATGACTCAAGCAGATGATATTAGTTTGGTAGATCTTTATACAAGAGATATGGCTACGTCAACAGATGTTATGTTAGCTGTTATGGATAAAATCTACAAAGCAAAAAAGCAAGAGCTTTTAGATAAGATTGGACAAAGAGAAACTCTTATAAGAAATGCTGGACAAAAATTATTAAAGCTTTCAAACAATAAGGATTTAGAAAAGCTTTATGACTTTATGTTAGAATATTCTGATGATGGTCAATTTACAGGATTCTATGTTAAAAGAATAGGTCAACAATATTATCAAATGCAAGATGAGATAAGATCTAGATTATATGATAATGAAGGAGACCCATATTACTATAGAGACATTACCAATCTAGATGATGCTTCTAAAGAAGACATAGACTATAATATAAAGTTAGCAAATGATAAAAGAGCACTTAGTGATTTCTTTAGAGCTGAGATTAAAAATGAATCAGGAAACCCAGTAGATGGAGAGTACCATGGTTATACACAAGAGTTTAAAGATGCAAGAGACATTTATGAGTACTTTGTTCCTGGTGATGAATCTAATCCTTACGGTAATTGGTATAGAAAACCCAACATATCTGATGCAAAGTATACAACATATGAAGCTAAGTATTATGACATGCATGCGTATACCAAAGCTGTTAGAGTAAACGGTCAACCTATTGGATCAATAGTTAAAGATCAAAGTTTCCGTGCAGCTAAAAAGAAATTTGTTACTGCACTTAGCACATCAAGATCTGGTAGAGATATGACTAGTGAAAAGTATGGGAAAATAATGAAGCCTAACAATGCATTAGAACAAGCTCAAAAAGAATTTTATGAACTTTTTGTTGGAATGTTTGAAGGAGAGTTATTAAAAATGCTACCAGGTGGTGTTATGAATCAAATGACAGGTAGAGTTCCTTTAGTGATGAATGGTGTCTTAAATGAGCTTAAAGGAAAGAGCAGTCTTTATAATAAACTTTATGCATCAACAATAGGAAGCAGAGCTTGGAATACATTTAAAAGAACATCATCAACTAAAGGTATTTCATTAGATGAAAACAACAACTTGGTAAACTCAATGCCTATATTTTATACTGGTGTACCTAGAACAGATGCTGAGCTAGACAAAGTATCTAAAGAAATACAAGCTAAAAAAGATGAGTTAAAAAAAGGTGAAATTAGTTCAGATGATTATAAAACAGATATAGCAGCACTTAATGGTAAAAGACAACGGTTAAGATCAAAACCATCAATGGGTCAGATAAGTACAGACTTAACTTCAAGTCTATTAAAGTTTAGTGCAATGGCACAAAACTATGAGACTATGAGTACTGTAGAAGATACCATGAATGCTTTTGTTAAGGTTATAGAAAGTAGAGAGTATGAACCTTCTGGTGATACTAAACTAACTACAGTAACTAAAGATGGTATAAAGAAAGCAGTTGGTGTAAAAGCAAGTACAAGCACACAACAAAGTAATGTAGAAAGAAGAGCAAAGAAGTGGATAAACATGGTCTTCTATGACAATGAGCTTATAAGTAAAGGTGCTTTTGATAAAATAGCAGATGGGTTAATACAACTGTCTTCTTTATCTTATGTAGCATTTAACCCATTTGGTAACTTTAATAACTACGTTATAGGTAGAATAAATAACAACATAGAAATGTTGGGAGGCAGGTTCTACAAGAAAGGATCTTATATGAGGTCTTCTGCTGAGTTTAATAAAAAAGCTTTAATGTCTTTAGTACAAAGAACTTCTTATACAGGAGAAAGCACACGTGATCTTGCTGATATAGCAACGTTTGGTATGATACCTGGTTTAGGAAAATCTGATTATGATCCAAAGAAAGCTAATAATAAGTGGGAAGCTTTTGTAGATATGTTTAGAATGATGGACAGTATGTCAGACTTACGTGAACAAGGAGCAGGTTATGAAACTTCTCAAGGTAGGAGCTGGTTTGAAAGAGCTTCTGAATGGGGTTATGTTATGCAAGATGCTGCAGAATATAATGTACAAACTAAAGTAGGTATGGCAATGCTTATGGATATTGTGGTTAAGAACACAACTAAAGGCCATCCATTAGAAGGGACAGAACTATCTTTTTATGATGCATTTACTTATAATTCAGAGACTCATAAAAATGAAATTAAAGAAGGTTTTAATACAATCATATATAATGGGGTTGAGCAAGAGTACACTGATGCAATTAGATATGAGATTAGAAATAAAATACGTGAGGTAAACAAACAGATACATGGTAACTATGCTAAAGAAGATAGAATGGTTATTCAAAGTAATACTATTGGAAACCTTGCAGCTCAATTTAAAAAGTGGGTGGCACCAGCAGTAAGAGCTAGATACCAAAGAGAATACTTTGATCAAAACTTAGGTTGGATGGAAGGAAGATATTTATCTTTTTGGTCTTTCTTAGGTTATGCTAAGAGAGAAATTATGAAAGGTAATATTGCCTTTACTACTTACGGTCAAGGGTTTATGGAAGCCCAGGTTAAGACAGTGACGGGAAAAGATGGTGTTAAAAGGAAAATAGGATATGATGGTAAAGGTGGTAATGCAGATCAACGTGCTCAGAATAAACTGTTTGGTTTTTACAGAACTATGGGTGAGATAGGTATCATATTAAGCACATTAGCAATCAGCATGATCTTAGATAATATACTTTCTGATGATGACGATGATGACTTAACTAAAAGACTTAAGAATATGATTAAGTATCAAGCACAGAGAGCTTATAAAGAAACTGTAATATTTAATCCTATTCCAGGTTTAGGTGGATATACACAAATGCGTCAGATGTTTGACTCACCATTAGCTGCATCAAGAACTATGGGAGAGCTAGCAGAAGCAATGTATTATCTTGTAGCTACACCTTTAGCATATACAACACAAAGCAAAGATGAATTTTATTTAAACTCTGAACATGTATATCAAAGAGGAAGTAAAAAAGGTAGTTTAAAAGTTTATAAAAACTGGAAAGATGTTCTTCCTATTATATACTCTATACAGAAATACAACTCATACTTACAGAATGATGATTTTTATATGGGAACTAAATAACTAATACCAGACATATTAACAGGTAAATAATTTTAATGTACCACTTAGAAAGTGTATATTATTGTATAACCGTTGAATATTAAATGGCTCAAAGAATTAATAAATGACAACTAAATTATCAATAGTGAGTATAACAGCCTTCTGTACGTATTTATGTACGTACTTTTTTGATTTATCAATGGAAAACATGGAACAGTACCTGGCGGTTTGTTCAGTATTATGGTTAGATGGCATTTTTGGAGTGTGGGCTGGCTGTAAAAGAGAAGGCTTTAAAACCTATAAAGCATTAAGGATAACCAAGAACACCTTTACATGGCTGGCAATTCTAACAGTCATACTTATGATAGAAAAAGGTTTTGATGGAACAGGCTGGCTATCAGAAGTAATTGTAGTTCCCTTTATGATACTACAACTTATAAGTGCTCTAAAGAATGCTTCAATGGCAGGTTTGATAAAAACAGATGAGCTTAACAAAATTCTAGATAGGATTGATAATCATAAAGGATTAAGAAAATAAACTATTAGTTTATGTCAAAAAGTCTTTAAGGAAGTGTCCTATCCAAGCAATTAATCCATTTACATTAAGAACAACAAGATTCCATTGCTTACGTGATGAAGTCTGTACAAGTACACATATAAAACCTAGTATAAATAATCCCGGATGCAATGTCCACTGAGCTGCTATCAAAAAGCCTGCACCCATATAACCTATACGGGATGCAACCTTCTGATACGCTGTAAGCTTATTATTATAAGCTAACAATTGGAGTATTTTTTCTTTAACCTTCACAACTTGAACATTCTAATATGTTACGTGCAAAATCCTGAGCACTACTCTTACTAAATTGATAGTACAAAGTTTTTACACCTTCTTCCCAAGCATACAAATACAGTTGATTAATCTGCTTAGCTGATACAGATGGATCAATCATTAAATTAAGAGATTGTGATTGATCAATATACTTCTGTCTTTGTGCAGCTTGTAAAACAAGTTCTTTAGGAGATATTTCAACAAAGGATTTAAATACTTCTTTAGTAGGAAAGTCAAGGTGTTGCACAGACCCATCTTTACTTAGAATAGACTTCCAAGTTTTGTCATTGTTTAGACCATACATTTCAAGCTCTTTTTCTAAGAATGGGTTTTTATATACAGTCTTAGACTTAGCAAGATCTTTAATGAAGTAGTTAGACTTAATAGGCTCTATACCCATAGACACAGCACCGTGAATAAATGAACTAGACTTAGTAGGAGCAATGGCCATAAGAGTAGTGTTAGCATACCCTTCTCTAAGAGATGAATAACCATACTCATTGTGTAACTCTCTAGAAGCAATTTCACTTCTGTCTTTAAGAGTTCTAAAGATCTCACTGTTCAACCCTTTAGCTTGGAGTGAGTCAAACTCAAGAAGCTTAGATTGAAATAAAGAATGATAACCTAATACACCAAGGCCAATAGCTCTATGCTTTTCAGCAAAGTTAAACGCTCTCTTCATGCCTGGCATAGTCTCAGACTTAATAATGAATTCATCCATTACTGCGTTTAAGAAATATACATATGTCTCAATTGCATCAGTTTCTTTTATCTGGTCCCAGTGTAAAAGATTAATAGAACCTAAGCAACATACAAAAGAATTATAGCTATCTGTAGGAAGCTGAATCTCAGAGCACAAGTTAGAGGCTGTGATCTCCATACCAAGTTCTTTGTAAGGAGAGTTATTATTGCTACTATCTTTAAACATTATGTATGGAAAGCCAAACTCAGATCTACGCTGTATTATTTTTGCCCATATCTTACGTTTCTTTCTATCTCCTTCTTTCATCTCTTCCATCCAAGTATCACCAACTGTAACACCATACTGTAGATTTTGTATTGGGTTTCCCTCAGTACCAATATCTAGGAACTCATCAATGTCTTGATGTTCTACAGGTAAATATACTGCACAAGCACCACGTCTAGCTTCAGATTGTTTACATACATCTACCACAGTGTCATACATTCTAGCATAGTGAATAGGACCGTCAGCATGACCTCCTGTAGATATTTCACTTCCTCTTGGTCTAATGTTACCTAAGTAAGCACTAGTACCACCACCATACTTAGACATCATTCCTATTTCACGTCCTGCGTTAAGTATACTGTCTAAGTTATCATCTATGTTGGATCCATAGCAGCTTATAGGCAAACCTTTTTGTTTACCAAAGTTAATCCATACAGGAGTAGACAGAGAGTAAAACCCTCTTGCCATATAGTCCTCAAACTTTTCTGCAAATCCTTTTATATTCAAATACTTTTCTGCTTTAATAGCAATGTCTTTGATTCTTTGTTCTGGTGATTCAGTAATATATCCCCTTGATAAAAATGTGCGGCTGTCTTCATTTAGCCAGTAATACTTATTATATTCCATGTCTTTGGTTTTAGAACAAGTCATCAACTGTGATGCTCTTGCTTTTTTTATTATAGTCTACACTCTTTTTGTAAAAGAAGTCTCCCTCCTTGGTTCCTGTTATCTCTATGTCAAACCATTCTACTGATTTTAATATTTCTTTATTTACTTCAAAGATTGGTTTCATACCTATCTTTTCTAGAGAGTTATTAAATCTGTTTTTTATAAAGTGATAGATTGTTTGTTTTGGTAAGAACTCAAGCTCTCCTTGTTCAAAGATCCAATCTAGTATGCTACACTCTGCTCTATATGCTTTTCTACATGCAGAATAAATGAGCTCTTCAAACTCTGCATCAAACCACTCAGGGTTTTCTTTCTTAATAATATTAATAAGTTCAGCACCAAAGTTACCATGTATCTCTTCTTCTTTACTAGTAGCTTCAACAACATTAGATATACCCTTGAGTACATTTTTTTCTTTGTTAAAGCTCATCATAATTAAGAACTGACTAAATAGACTTACGTGCTCTATAAATAAAGAGAACAGTAGCACAGACTTAGTATACATTTTATTGTCTCTAGAACGTGTACCATCTAGGTACTTCTTTAAGTACTTAAGTCTACCTTCTATTGCAGGCACTTTAACTACTGATTGAAATTCTTCTTCTAACCCTAATATTCTAAGTAGTCTAGCGTAAGCATCTTTATGTCTTACTTCTGACTCAGCAAAAGTAAAACCTACATCACCTACTTCTGTTATAGGCATGCGTTTATAGAGATCACCCCAAAAGGTTTTTACATTTACTTCTATCTGTGCAATTGCAAGCATTGTCTTTTTAATGACATCTTTTTCTTTGCTAGTTATATTTACTTTAAAATCTTGTATGTCTTCTGTGAAGTTAAACTCTGTGTCAATCCAGTAGGAATGTCTGATAGCATCCTTGTATGCTAATAGTTGTGGGTACTCATAAGGTAATATATTTACTCTAGACTTAAAGATGTCTTTATTCATAATTAAAATTTTTTATGGGTTAAAAAAGCTGTATATCTACATAAGAGAAATACAGCTGCTTGGTATATATAATGTAAGAAATTTTGATTAGACTGAAAAGTCTATACAAACAATTTTACAAATGTTATAGTAAAAAAAATAAAACCTAATTCAACACCACCCATAGGACGGTAGTTATCATCTTCACAAAGTACTTCACAGTTGACTGTTTTTATGCCCAAAAGTGTTTCTGTTGGAAAGAGTTCTAAGGAAAATTTAGATTTAAATTGTAGGTGATCAATTTTGTTCATGTGGTTTTCTTATTGGTTAATGTCTAATTTTGTTAGTAAAATTTTGTATATTATACATATGCAAGCAAGACAAAGATAGCATTAATATATGTGTTTGAGTTGCTTAAGTGATACAAAATTTGTATATTATTTATATAGTACATTAAAATACTTTATCATGTTTAAAAAAATAGTAAACGTTTTATGGACGTATGGCCCTCAAGATTATTGGAGAGCTGTATGGTCAAAGACTTCTATAGATGAAAAAGCTGAGAAGACTTTGGTTGAAATAGTTAAAAGATATAAGCTTACCGCAGATGAATTAGCTGATGTAGGTAGAGCAATTAAAGAAGTTGGCAGTCAACTTGCTGATGTTAGTGGTGCTGTAAAAGGTAAAGCTAGAAAAGGCAGAAAGAAAAAAGAAGTCAAGTAATGAGACAAGTGTGTTTGTTAATTCAATGGATTACAAAGGGTAAAGTCTGTTTAGGATATTGCCGTCAAGGATTATGTAACAAAACAAAAAGTAAATTATAATGGAAGATTGGCAATTAGAAATAGCATTTCATTGGCCCCACAATAGATTTGCACTAGGATGGGAGTTTATAGATAGTGATAAGGAATATGATTATAGAACTATTAAATTATATTTGTTTATAGTAACATTAACTTTTGATTTTTAAATTATGGCAAAGAAAAGACCATGTCTATCAAAAGGAAAAATGAGTAGACAAAAAACAAAGATGCTTATGAGATCTGGCGGTGAGCTAGAAGAAATCATGATGTCTTCTGTAATAGAAAAGATGAATAGAGGCGGTAATGCTGAGAGAATTGTAAGAAACAATGAAACAGGAGTAGAATCAAAGCAAGCTTATAAATTAGGAGGTGGAACCCATAACACATATAGTGGACCATCTAAAACTAAGAGAAGTAAAAATAGAAAGAAATGAATATCTTAACGGATGTATTAAGTTTATTAAGAAGAGGTGTCTTTGCAAAGAAAGCAGAACCTAATGATGTCTTAGTGTTGGGTGTTAATGAAGAGCCTGATATGACTGGGGTTGCTTCACCTATACCTTATAAAAGTGTAAAGCTAATTAAGATTAAAGATCTTAAAGTGGCATCAGAATCATGTGATCTAGAAAATGTACCAGCAATTAAAAACCCTAATACACCAGGTGTCTATCAGAAAACAGATATAGATCCTGTAACAGAAAAGTGTACTAATTATTTCCGTTCATTAAAATCTTTAAGCAGCAATCTTACTCTTGCTATTTCTGCTGATGATAATTACATTGAGCTAACAACAGAAGGAGAACCTAATCTTGCAGCTAATGTAGGAAGTGGTGCTGAAGTATGGAAAGATAAAGTTGGTGAGACACTTAACTTTAGAAGTATAGTACAGGGAAGCAATATAGTTGTAGCACAAAGTACAAATCAAATATCACTTAGTGTTCCCGCAGGTGCAGGTTTAAGCCTAACTACAAATGGAACATCTGGAGCAGCAACTTTAGCAAGTGGTGTTTTAAATATTCCTAATTATGCATCAGGTGGAGGTGGCGGTATGACTAGCTTCAATGTATATGATGAGAATCCAAGTGGTGCAGGACCAGGCTTTACTGTAAATGATTCAGATAATGTTTTATTTTGGGGACGTAATGGAGTAGGAACAATAACTGGTGTTCCTTTAGGTTCAACAGCTAATCCTAAGTCAGTAGCAATAGCATTAGATCATTATTATAAAGCATATATATGTAAGATAACTCAAAGTCTTACTAATGACCCAACAGAGACTATAGTATATAATGACACAGGATTAACATTAACATGGTCAAGAGTGGGTGTAGGACAATATAGAGCAACTTGGTCTACACCAATAACTGCTGGAGATGACTTTATAATAAACCCTATGCCAGTATTTAAAAATGCTCCTAACAGTATAAATGTAATTGCAGCTACTAATTCTAGTTTTACAGTAGTTACTAATAAGCTTGATGCTAGTTTAGCACCTGAAGAAGATAGTGTATTGTTAGACACACCAATAGAAATAAGAATTTATCAATAGAAAATTATGCCAAACTTTATAACAAGATTATTTTCAGGCGGAGCAACAAAACTAGTTGAAGGTATAGGTGGTGTCTTAGATGAACTTATAACATCAAAAGATGAAAAGTTAGAAGCTGCAAGAAAAATTAAAGAACTAATTGCAAAGCATGAAGTAGAGATGGAAAAAGAAATCTCTACTAGATGGGCTGCAGATATGGCCAGTGATAGCTGGCTAAGTAAAAACGTAAGACCAATGGTTCTTATATTTTTAGTTATATCAACTGTCATTTTAATATTTATAGACGCAGGTGTTATAGACTTTAATGTAGAAGATAAATGGACAGACTTATTGCAGTTAGTTTTAATAACAGTAATAGGTTCATATTTTGGGGGAAGGTCTCTTGAAAAAGTAAATTCAATTAAAAAAGATAAATAATGGCAAAAGCAAAAGAAAAATACAACGTAGGTGGTGCAACTTATGGAGCTGGAGATGGAGATATGTCTCCACAAAAAGTAGCAATGACATCAATGGCTGCAGGTGGTGGACTAAAAGGTTTTATGGCTGGCGGTTCTGTATTAGATCCACTTATGAATAAAGCATCTTATGGTAACATGGGAAGAGCTAAAAAGAAATAAGATTATGGAAAACAAAGTAAAATGTAAATGTGGACAATCACAAGATCCAAGTGGAAATTGTGATGGCTCTCACGTAAAAAATAAATAGTCATGGCAAAAAAAATAAAAGAAGTAACTAACGGTTATTTTAACCCTACATCTATTCCACAAGCTATACAGCAAAAAAAGAATAGAAGAAAGGTTGAAGCAAGAATTAAATTGGCTAAGAAAACAAATTTAAATCCACCACAAAAATCTACTAGAGCAAGTGAGCCAGTTCAATCTGCTGCTTTCAAAAGTGGATATTGTAAATAAAATAAAAAAAAATGGGTTCACTACTGCAAGACGTAATTGGATTATTTTCCAAAAAGAAATACGCACCAAAACCATATGATCTTAATAAAGATGGTAAGGAAGATTACTTAATTTTATCTACTAAAGTAGATAGTTCTTTAAATGTTATGGCATACCTGCCAAAACTAGAACAAGAGTTAATTTCTATATATGATCTTGCAGCAGTTATTGCTGGTGGTGGTAATACTACATATGATTATAGTAGTGCAGGAAATATAGATGGTTCTGTTAACTTAATACTTACAGGGTCAGATGCTACTATAGATATAGTAAAACTTATTGGTGGTACAAACATCTCTTTAGTTGATGATGGCTCTAATAATGTTACTATAAATAGTACAGATCAGTTTGTTGGAACTGTTACTAGTGTAGACGCTGCTACTAATGGAAATGCAATTGCAGTCTCTGGAGGTCCTGTTACAACTTCAGGTGTTCTTACATTTAATTATTTAGGTAATGCAACTCAGTATGTTAATGGTGCTGGAGACTTAGAAACTTTTCCAATAGTTGGATCAATGAGCTCATGGAATGTAGGTGGTGAAGGTGGTTTTTCAGTAACAGATGGAGAAAGTGTTTTATTTATAGGAGGAACAAAGCTTACTTCTATAGCTAGCAGTGGAAATCAATCAGTTACATTTAGTCATGATAATACAACTAGAACTGATACAACATCAGCAGTATCACCAGCAGGTGGAGATACATTTACAGTAGTAGATTCTATTACACAAGATGCAACAGGACACCCAACAGCAGTAAATGTTAAAACAGTAACCTTACCTAGAGAGTCAACTGTACCAAAAATGACATCAACCGTTTTTGGTACTGGTAAACTATGGAGTGATATTGTACAAGTACAACCAGCAGCAGCTGTATCAGAAATAGGTGAAAGAACATATGGAGTTCAATTTAATGATGCAGACCAACTTGTTGTTAATGTACCATGGGTTGAAGGATCAGGTGGTGGAGGAACAGTTACAAGTGTAACAGAAGGTAACGGAATAGTTGTAACAGGTACAGCTACTGATCCAGTAGTAAACGTAGAATATGCAGGACCTAGTAATGCAATAATTATTGCACCTACAGTGGCACCAACAGCAGAGGATTACATTTGGTTTAGTGATTCTAGTGATAATGGTGATATTAAAAAAGGATTAATATCTACTTTTCCAGCAAGTGGTGGAACAGTAACTAGTGTTGGTTTAGCTGCACCTTCAGCATTCACTGTAACTAATAGTCCTGTAACAACTAGTGGAGTATTAACTCTTGCAGGTGCAGGAGCAACAACAGATTATATAGATGGGACAGGTGCTTTACAAGCTTTCCCTTCTATTCCAAGTGTACCAGCAAATATAGTTGAGACAGTAGATACTACAGATGGTACATTTATAGCACTTACACCTGCATCTGCTACAAGTGGAGCTGTTGTTGTTACAGCAGATCTTTCAGCAACAGGAACTGCAGATAGTACAACTTTCTTAAGAGGTGATAATACTTGGGCAGCAGTTCCAGGAGGTAATGTTGGGACTGTAACTGACTTTGGATGTGATGTAACTCCAGGTATAGCAGATTCAATAGTACCTGCTGTAGCAAATTCAACTACTACACCTTTCTTAACTTTAGAATTTAAAGGGGTACCAGGTCAATATGTTAGAGGTGATGGTGCATTAGAAACATTCCCTGTTATTCCTGCAGCAGTACCAGTGATGACATCTACGGTAACTGGAACAGGTAAATTATGGGATGATACAGTACAGCTTGAAGCAGCTGAGGCAGTATCAACTGTTAAAGATAGAACATACGGTGTTCAATTTAATTCAGATGATCAATTAGTTGTAAATGTACCTTGGTCAACAAGTGGGGTATCAACTGATGAAAAATTTAAAATTGATGCAGCAGATACTCAAGCAGGTTACTGGCTTGACAAAATAAGTATGGGTTCTGGTATATCTCAAACTACATCTACTGATGGTAGTGGGATTAAAACAATACAACTAAATACAAGTCTTCCATCAATTGTAAATAGTATCAAAGTAGGTAGTTCTACCAAAATAGGTAAATTTGAGTTTACAGGTCCAGGAGTTACAATGTCTAACGGTACTGGAGGTATAGATGCTATAATTGATTTTGCTCAATCAGCTTCAGGTATTGAGTCATTAAGTACATCATGGCCAAGCGGTGCAAATGTAGCAATGACTTTAACAGAAGTTAACTTAAATGGTCCAAATACACAACTTAATTGGGACGTTCAAGGTACTACAGCACAATACATAGATGGTACTTTTAAACTACAAACATTCCCAACAATACCTACTGCATATGATGGTTGGTTGCTTGGTGGTGACTTAGGAACTTCTGAAGATATTAAAGATGGAAACACAGCAAAGATTGCTGGTGGTGTTGGTTTAACAACTACAGTAACTGCAACAGATACATTAACAGTTGACTTAGATAACACTGCTGTAACTGCAGGTGCTTATACAAATGCTAATATTACAGTAAATGCACAAGGTCAAGTTACTGCAGCTAGTAATGGATCAGGCGGTGCTGTTCTACCTTATGAAACATACGTTGCAACATGGACTCACCCAAAAGGTGCTCCTATCACATTGACTCAGTTAGAAAACACAACAGGCTGTGAAATTACTTGTACTCTATCAAAAGTAGGTCAGTACACTTTTACTATACATGCACCAGGTCAACCTACAACTGCATGTGAAGATGCACGTACTAAAACTATATGGTGTTTAGTAGGTGGTAGATCTACAATAACAGAAGGAATTGATCCTGCAGAACTATATTTTAGAGAAGTTCCTGTTTCAATAAGTGGACCACGTACAGTTGAGATTGATTTTCTAAATGAAGACAATACACCAACTACAATGGGCTTACATCAAGGTAATATTGAAATTAGATTTTATCCAACAGTAGCAAAATAAAAGTATAAAAAAGAAATAAAATGAGTGTATACATACAAGAGGTCTTAGGCCTACTAAAAAGAAACAAAAAGAAACTGGTCCTTGATAAACAAAGAGATCATTTTGAATTTGGTAAACTATATCAAAATAGTTCTTTAAACAATGCAGGTACCTACGGTCCAAGAATGGAACCTTTTGTAGTTAAATGGGGTGATCTTGTATGTCAAGCAACTGAAAATCTTACTAGAACACAACCAGGTTCTGGTAATTTAGGTTTTGTACCAGTTTATACTGTACCAGAAGGAAGTTGTGCATGGGACACTGTTATGGACTCAATCATAACTCAGAACGCTCTTGGTGATACTATTACTATTAATAATGGTAATCTTGTTGTTGAAGGAGATGCTACTGTAGAAGGAGACTTACAGGTTGATCAAAACGCAAATGTAAATTTACAGCTCACAGCAGGTTCAGCTAATATATTAGACTTAACTGAAGATAGAATAGTTATTGTAGGACCAAACGGAGAGTTAGAAGATGATGGTAACTTTACAATGGATGGAGTTACATTTACTGCATTAGTAAATGTACAACATGGTAGTATTACAATGGCTCCAGTACCTCCTACAACTACAACAATAAACTCTAATACTGTACTTAATGGACCAATAACTGATTCACAAGGAAATGTAGGTCAACTATCTCAAGTACTTGTAGGTTTAGCTGACGGAAGAGTAGTATGGTCTGATGATGATGTAGTAGAAGCTTTAACTTATGGAAGCTTATGGCAAGGTAATATAAATAATTTAAAGCAAGAGTTAGCTATTGGTACTGCAGATCAGATTCTTATATCTGACGGAGTCACTTTTGCATGGCAAGATAATCCATCAGTTCAATTACCTGATGTATTATGTGAAGTATTTAGAATTCCTTTATGGGCACCTGATAATGAAACTATAGGTTGCTCATTAATGATTCAAGATGGTGATGGATTAGGTACACCAGCTACTGAAGTAAAAAATGATGGTAAATTACATCAAACAGGTGAAGTAAGACTAGACACAGTTACACAAGATGATACTCTTACAGAAGTATTAGTAAGAGATAGTGGTTCAGCTAATGAAGTTAAGTTCAGAGATGCATCAACAATAATTCCTCAAAGAGGATTTGATACATTAACAATGAATGCTAATGGTGGACCAACCGGTACATGGACTCAAACCTTTTTAAATGCATACATAGCTTTAGACTTATCTAAGCAAGCATTTGTTGATATTAAAGGAATGGACAACTTAACTGATGGTCAACACGGTGTGGTTGTAGCAGAAAATATTCAACAAGGATCTGTACTACCAGATGATGTTATTAGATTTCCTAATGGATGGGGTACTGTAGGTAACTTATTTGATAATACTGTTACTTGGACTCCTGGTTTAGATAATGGATACCCAACATCAGGTCTTTTATTTGGTGAGTCAGTGAAGTTTAGTTATATCAATTATGATAAACCAGGTGGTAACAATATGTTATACTGGGATGCATGTTGTAAGTCTAATTCAGGAAACACATGTCCTATAGCTAATAATGGTACTGTTACTATTGATGAAGATACTTCAGTAGGTGGTACAGTAATAGCAAATGATGATGGATTTGGTTCATATGGTTTAACATATACATTAGTAACTCAGATACCCGCAGGTGAGGGTTCAATAACTCTTGATCCTGCAAATGGTAATTGGGTTTATACACCAGAACCTAACTTTTTTGGTGTTACTTCATTCCAATGGTCAGTAAATGATGGCTATTGTGATAGTAATATAGCTACACAAACTATAACTGTAAGAGCAGTAGCAGATCCAGTTATCTGGACATCTACTGATCCAGTAACAGCCGGTACATACCCTAATTTAACAGGAGGAGACACGTGGACTTATAGTTGGACAGTAGCTGATGATGATACACCGTGTAATCAATTATCTTTTTCAACGCCAAGTTTACCATCATGGTTAACTTTTACCAACAATGGAGACTGTACAGGAACTTTAAGTGGAATTATGCCAGCATCTGGAGGTAACTTCCCGGTTGTATTAAACGTAACTGATAATGATGGAAGTTCTGACACACAAACTTTTACAATTGGTGGATTAGGTGTTACAGTAAACACATACTTCCAATACTGGAGTGATACTTCAGGATCTATGGTTACTACAATTAGAAGAACTGCTAAAATGGCAAGTGTTCCAGAAGTAATTACTAGAATAACTGATACTAATACTGGAAGCGGAACAACTACTCTAAGGTTTGGAAATACTTTACAAGCAAATTTAACTAGTGGTAGAGTTAATGCAGCAGATGGTGAAACAGCAAAATCATTTTACTGTGTTCAAGTAGGTATGACTGTTGTAGGTGTTGGGCCTGCAGCTGCTAGAGTTCCAGCAGGAACAACTGTAGTATCTTATACAGATGGGACAATACCTAATCAAGCTACGGCAGTATTAAGTAATCCACATACTCTTAATCAAAATGATATTGTAAAATTTGAAACAACAAATGCTATAATGGCAGCAGATTATGCTGATCCAGCTAACTTCAGAAACTTACTTCAAGATTTCTATGCAACAGGAGGAACTGAAGCAAGTGGAAATGGAGACCCAGCTACAAATGGACGTGATCAATATAATACACACGTTTATTGGTGTCATCAAAATCAAGAAAGACAGATAGCATTCTTCTCAGGAGGTGAAAACGGAACTCCAGCAGATGGAACTAATTATCAATTAATTTGGCCAAATGCTGATAGAGTACAATTACTTTGTTTTGGTGATGAATCAAGTTCATATAATTTAGCAGGTAATGGTACTGGAGATTGGGGAGATAGAGCCAATAGTACAGTAACTACTATAACAGATGATGTAACTACCGTTAAAAACTTTATTAGTAACATAGTAGCAGCATCAGGAAGCAATTCTATATATAGAGGTATATTCTTCCCGGTTGATTATAACACAGGAATAAACGGAGTACAACTTAATCCTTTATTAGCTGATAATGGTTTAATGGCAACGGGCGGTGTAACTGCAAATGGATTTGGATTCCCACCAGCAGCTAGTGCATATAATATAAATACACAAACGTTGTACCCAGAGTCAACAGGGTCTCCAACTTATTTAACTTATAATGCAGAAATTGCTGATGGTAATACTAATCTGTATTATTATAATATTGTAAAAGCTGCATTAAATAATATTGGATACACACTGTAATGGATAAGGCAGATAAATTAGCAGATGAGATCTCTTTTAGACTATTAGCTACTAAATCTCATCCTGATTATGAATGGTTAAAACAAAAACTAAAAGGTTATGTCAAAAGAAAAAACAAATAAAGTATTAGGTAATGTAGAACCAGGTATAAAAAGAGAATCTGGTTCTATTGTAAAGTATTCAGAAGGTGGAGGTAAAGGTGGTTTTAGACCTGATCCAAACACTACTGTATTAGGTACTATGAATGGTATAATAAAGGATCAGTACGAAGGAAAGTAATTTCTTTTATTCTGTTCCTGCTATAATGTGATCCGTTGTACCACGGTTCCTATTATATTGTTCTACATAAAAACTTTCTTTTTCATTTTCTAATTCTTTTTGTAGGCATGCAAGTGCACGCCAAGCAACTTTTGCAGTATGACGAATTCCATCATCATCTACAGTTCCTGCGTCAATTAAATGTCTAGCCAATGCATCATAATCATCTGTTGACTTATTACGATCCCAATGTAATGGTTTATCTGGATGGTGTTGTTTGTTTCCTTGTAAGGAAACTCTTGCTATCTCCATAATAGCATCTGGGAAGTATTTTAATACGCCAGTAAATACTGGTCTTTCTTTTCTATCTTTAGCGTCCATGTGTTATTCTTTTTTAGAAGGAGGAAATTTGTAGTTTTCTCTGTTTAATTTGTAATCTATAATAAATCCAATTGCAACAATAACATGCAGGCCTATACTAGTTAATATTTCATATAGGTCCTGATAGTTATGTATTGATAAATGTATGTGTCCTACTATCCAAAATGGTATAGCAAGCTGTTGACTAATCCAGACAATAGTAAATATGATAAATCTTTTCATAATAACAGTAAGGGCCGGAGCCTAAGAATGCAAAAACTTAGACCCCGGTTGGTTTTCCCTTTAAAATGGTTTCATTTTATTCTTACTTGTTAGCCATATGCAAAAGACAATTCCTAATATGATACAAAGGAATTCAATCATCTGCCCATATATACATCTTGAACTAATATAGAGTGACTAATGTCTTCATCTATCTCAATTGCATTATCTGTATCAGACATAGTAATACCTAAATCAGTATTGTCAGTATTTATTTCAAATGCATTTAAATTCAAACCGTTATTCAAACAGTTGGCAGTCATAAAATCATGGAAGTTCTGCTGATCAGACAACCAATCTCTTGGATGTGCTTTCTTTAATGCATGCGTAACATGATTGTAAAAGGACCATGCTGAAGTAGATTCAGTCTCATAATCATAAGATGGTTTATCTAATTCAGACTTAACACAGCTCATTTGTTGTGAGTCAAGTAAATCTTCTTCAATAAACAATCTACCAACAAGCTCAGCTTGCTGACATGCAGACAATCCCACACTCTTTAAGGTTTCTTTATCTGCTATAATACGCTTATAATACTTTTCAGCATTCTTAATTTGATCAGCTAAATGTACTTTAACATCATAATCTGCTGATCCAGTGTGCTTCCTTTTGAAGTTCATCATGTCTCCAGCAATCATACCATTATAGCAAACTGCTACATATGCACCTACTGCACACTGAAATCTTGTACTCTTATCATAAGAGTTTGTCCAGGCAAACATCATTCCTAATTCTTTCTCAGCACTAATTTCTTTATCAGTTGTTTGAGATGGATAGATATGATATATGCCTTGTGCTACATTGGCATTCATGTTTGCTCTATATATTTCTTTTTCTATTGTAAATCCACCAGCAGCTAATAGTGCTAATGTATTGTCTATCACAGACTTATGTGATACTACTGTATAGCTCTTACCGTGGTTAGGTAAGGGAGTATTTTCCAGATATGTTCTGGTAACATCTTTTGGTTTTTTGTAACCCATAGTTATAAACTTTTAAAGTGTAAATATAATAAATTAATCTGACACAGCAAACTAATCTTTTACAAATTGTCCATTAATCATTCTACCTGTACGTTTTGTAATTACATTGTAAGCACTTTCAAGACATTCTTCCAAACTAAGATTTTGCATCTTAGCTTGAATAATCAAGGTGACCATAATGTCACCCATAGCATCTATAATCTCTTCACGGTCATCATTATTGATAGCCGTAATAAGTTCTGTTGTTTCTTCTAATGTTTTCAATGACTGGGCCATTGGTGTAGCTTTAGCAAGAATACCTTTTTCTTCTGCCCAGTTTTCAACTGCACATTCTAATTCAAAATAATCCATAATTTAGTTTTTAGTTTATTAAAATGGCATACCTGGCATACTTGGCATACCTCCCATTGTTGGACCCATTGGATCTTCATCAATAACTAGTGCACATTCTGTTGTAAGTATCATACCAGCTACTGACGCAGCATTTTCTAGAGCTACCCTTGTTACTTTTTTAGGATCAACTATACCTGCTTCCAACATATCTACAAATTCATCTGTCTTAGCATTATAACCTGTACCAATTGGTTCATTCATAATTCTCTCTAATTTGACATCAGAACTTACACCAGCATTATCACAAATAGTTTTAAATGGTGCACGGATGGCTCTTCTTACAATATCAACACCGGTTACCTCATCAAGAACATCAGACTCAAAAGAATGTAATATCTTACCTGCTCTTATTAAAGCAATACCACCACCAGGAACAACACCTTCTTCAACTGCAGCTCTTGTTGCTGCTAAAGCATCATCAACACGGTCCTTTTTCTCTCTCATTTCTATTTCTGATACAGCACCAACATAAAGTACAGCAACACCACCGGATAGTTTAGCTAAACGTTGTTGTAAAACTTCTTTATCACTTTCATTTTCACATGTATCAATTTGAAACTGAAGGTTCATAACCCTTTCTTTAATAGAATCAGCATCACCTAAACCATTTACAATTGTAGTATTGTCTTTATCAATAGTTATTGTTTCTGCAGTACCTAATAAATCCAGTGTGGCTTCTTCAAGCTTTACACCATTCTCTTCAGAAATAACAGTCCCTCCTGTTAATACAGCTAAGTCTTCTAGCATCCCTTTTCTTCTTTCTCCAAAACCAGGAGCTTTAACAGCTGCTATCTTAAGACCACCTCTAATTTTATTAATGACTAAAGTAGCTAATGCTTCTCCGTCAACATCTTCTGCTACAATTAATAAAGCCCTACCTGACTGAGCAACTAACTCTAAAAGAGGAAGTAGATCTTTCATGACAGATATTTTACTATTAATAATAAGAACATATGGGTTCTCTAATTCTACAGAAGATCTCTCTTGATTAGTTATAAAGTGAGGAGATAGGTATCCACGGTCAAATTGCATTCCTTCAACAACATCAACATGTGTTTCTGTTCCTTTAGATTCTTCTACAGTTATAACACCATTAACACCAACAGCAATGAAAGCTTTAGCTAGCAAGCTTCCTATCTTATCATCATTATTGGCAGAGATAGTTGCTACCTGCTCTAATAATTCAGAAGATCTACCTACCAATGCGGTAACACTCTTTAAGTTATCTACAACCATTGATACTGCTTTATCAATACCACGCTTGAGATCCATTGGATTAGCACCGGCAGCTACATTTCTTAATCCTTCACTGACAATAGCTTGAGCCAATACAGTTGCTGTAGTAGTTCCGTCACCAGCTAAATCATTAGTTTTGCTAGCAACTTCTTTTACCATCTGTGCTCCCATATTTTCTAATGGGTCCTCTAGCCTAACTTGTTTAGCTACAGTAACACCATCTTTTGTTATTTGTGGACCACCAAAAGATTTAGATATAATTACATTTCTACCTTTTGGTCCAAGTGTTACCTTAACTGCATTAGCTAAGGTATCAACTCCATTTTTAAGGCCATTCCTGGCATCTTCATTAAATTTGATTTTTTCTGACATGTTTTTTTATTTAAAATAATTTTAATTGATTTGAGTTTACAGATAATATAGAATTTATTTCTGATTCAATTGCTTGCAAGTAATATACTTTATCAATATTGTACGTAGTCCATTTAGGTTCTACTTCCATTTTATTAAATACAGTTTGTAACCACCTGCCCGCTTCTAATTGAATCTCACGCCCATCATTCTTGTTAACCTTTGTAATTTTAACACCAGCTTTAGAAATATAATATCTATTAATCTTCTGAAGGTCATCTTCTACAAGTTCACCGGATTGAATTGATCTAGCTACTTGTTTCCAATCACCTTTAGATTTACCACCAATACAATAATCAAGAATATTTTTATTCTGTTCTAAGTAATCTTCAGGTAATACATCATTAACAAAGTATTGATATATAGCTTTTGGGATTACTAGCTTAGACTTATTCTTATGTAACTGTAAGTTGTGAAAATCAAATCTACCCTTAAGCTTGACAGGAGCAAAACTAAATTTATCATTCTCTACCTTAAATAGGTAATGAGGCTGACTCTGTTTAACTTCTCTCCATTTAGTAATGTCAACATTTATGTAGTTATTCACACCAATATAATTATTGACATCAGCTAAGACAAGCTTCTGGTATTCATCATGTTCAAGATTAAGATTAGTTGTTTCCTCCCACTCTTTACAAATCAACATATACTCTTCTACATATGACCTTGGAATTAGTGTCTCAACACCATCAGTATTCTGTAACAAAGGTATAGCACCCGGTATTCTCTCCATTATTTGTTCATACAACATCATCAACGTTAGTTGACCATTAATAGTTATACGCATACATAACTCAGGATCATAAAAGAAGCTGTTAACATCATTGCTAAGGCCAAATGTAGAATTAAGTATAATCTTATATACATAGTTCATTGGATTGCTCTTAGGAATCTTCTTACGTTCTTCAAAGAACCACTCATACTGATCACAAAACTCTTTTGTAGGGAAATGCCCAGGTGACCACTTGTTTTTTATAGCAAGATTAGGATAGAAACTGGTAACATCTGATGACATTATAATCATATCATCATCACTTTCATAAACACCTTTGCTAGCAGCACCATGTGCACCACCTAAACCAAAATGAGTAATTACATTTTTATAGTCTAACTTATACTTAAAGCTACCCTTAAGATTATTTGCATCAACTTCTAAAGAGTTAAACCTCTGCAGTAACATATTAAACTCAGGTGATGTAAACTTTACATATGGAAGAATTATATCTTTTATTTTAATTATATCTCTATGCGTTCTCATGTTTCTAAGATCTCTCTTAGGTATGTTTAGCATTTGAGTTAAATAATATCCAAATAGTTCTTTACTTATTCTTGGCTCTGAAGCACTGAATAAATTTATACCATATGTTTTAGTTAATTCTTTCCTTAATCCAATCTGTGACTTTGATCTATTGTAAATCTCTTTAGTAGATCTTACATCATTAACACAATACTCAAGAATAATATCTATTTGTTCTTGCGTAGTTATCTCTGTCTCATGATGAATAGGCATATCTAAAATGTTTTGCCAATCCATACTGTATTGTATCCACTTAAGACTAGAACGTTTAGCAGGATTGTCCCAGTGATGCATTTTAAATATATCTATCTGTTTGATCTGCATTTTCCATTGTGGGTAGTCAGAAAACTCTTTATTATTTGATTTCTGTATACACCTCTGTGCATACTTATAAATAATATTTGCTATCTCACAACCACTTTTATCCAACCATCCCTGATGATTATCTAATATATAATGAGTGACCTGGCCATCAAAAGCTAATCCATTATAGGATATATGCCACTCTTTGTTTAGTATATTTTGTTTTAAGAAAGATATGAATTCATTTAAATCATTACGCAGGTCATGTATCACATAGATCTCAGTCTCCTGAGTCTTATAATGTTCAAATACGCCTGTGAAACAATTAGTTAATGTTTCATAATCCATCACCCAATGTTTCTTCATCTATTGTTTTTTAGTAGAGCCAAAAAAAGCCCAAATCAATGAGCTTTCTTTTTAACTAGATTAAGTAAGAAGAACTTCTAGCTTAGTCAATTTAAGTAAGAAGAACTATTGACCAGGTAATATAACTTTAGAAGGTTCTGTTTTTTGTAGGTCTACAAAGAAATCTTCTATTTTAAAATGATCTGCATTTATTGCAAATGTATGAATAAACGTGTCAATGTCAGCTCTATCACTAAGATAAAACTCAGAGAATGTATCAACTAATCTTCTCTCTTCTTTAACAGTCTTACCTGTTTGTGGATTAGGTGTTTTTAATCTCATTGGTTCTCCGTTATCATCTAACTTAGGTACCATGTGGTAAGATTGTTTCATCACTTTACTGATGACAGCTAAAATGCCTGACGCTGGGTCAAACATAGCTTCTACATATGGTGAGTCATTGCTCACTGGGATTAACGTAAATGATTTAGCATTTCTAAAAGTAGAATTTACTAACATCATGTTTTGTCCTATTTGGTTTGCCATAATTAATTTATTTATTGGTCAAAGATATGGAACTTCTTTTTAATAATTGCTGAATAATTAAATTATTATCAATTAATGTTTCTTTTTCTAGGTCTGGTGGAGTACACGTTTCATATACATTTTCTAAAGTTTCTAATGTTACTGCTAAAAAGTCTGCATATACTTGATGCATGCTTTCAGGAGACAAGAAACCTTGTACATAATCAGATACTTTCTCTTCATTAGCAAAGAAATCTAATATAGTTACTTTTGATTCTAATGTTAATTGGGAATACTTTCCTGATATAAATCTTTCATAATCATGTTTCTTAGGAGTAAAGTCAAATATAAATAAATGATTACCCTTGTTTAATTCAACATAATCTTCAAAGTAAGGATTGTTTTCTAAATATTCAGTAATAAATTTTTTAAACTTGTCTGTAAACTTTGCTTTATACAAACAGAAAAACCTACAATCTTTAACAGAATATACATTATCCCAAGCAACATACGTTTCTTTAGGAACAAAAGGCAGGCCCTTCTTTAACTTTAGTAAAGGATAAAGAAAGACCTTGCTCTTTTGAAAATAATCTGTATATATACCCATACTATAAGGTAACTTTATTTGCTAAGAATTCAATGGGTAATGAGTAATTTCTGCTTTTATAATGGAAATCTGCCGTTTTAAGAGCACCTCCTAGTCCATCTCCCCAATCATTTATAGTTTTGTCACTTACTTCAAACACATAAACTTGATTATAAACATCTATGACAATAAACTTAAACTTTAGATCATATTTATCCTTATCATCTCCTAAAGTATCATATACTAATTTCATGTATATAGCAGCTTGAAGCCAATAATTATAAAAATCTACTGTATCTCTAAAATCAGATATAGTTTTACCTGTTGTTTTAAGATCACATATAGTTACCTCTTTCTTTTCTGAGTCAACTTTATAATAATCCACATAACCATGCAGGCCAAAATCTAAATCAATAAGGTCTGACTTAAGATACTTCTCACTATATGTTTCTATAGGATCTAAATCAAAGTCTGTGCTTACTTCATTAAACAAAGACATTACATCTTCATTATCTTTAAGTATACTGACTCTGTCTTTACATTTTAAGTAAGTGTCCTGATCTACAACATCAACGTTTTTGTTAGATAAGAATTCCCAATAAGGTTCAAACTCATCTTGTATAATCTTAACAATACGTTGCTCATCTGTTTTAAGAGATTGATACAAATTTATTTCTTTAAGTGAATCCAATACTACTTCAGATGGAACATCAGATAACTTTTTTGCATCTGTACGGAAAGACATATCTTTCAATACTTTTCTAATACTATCACTTGGGCTTTTACCCGGTACAACACTAAACTTATTATTAACTTCATCTGGCTCAAACAAGAGACAGTGTATTAGTTTACCTTCAACTAAGTGTTTATCAGTTCTGACCTCACGGTCCTGTAATATATAGTCCTTATAAAATAAGGTGGGGGAAAATAGTAATTTATTTAAAGAAGAGTAGCTAAAGCAAAAATCTTTCTTTGCATAAAACTCCTCTTCTTTTAATAGGTCTTTATTCATCTATAACGTTTGTTTTATATTTATCACTTATCTTAAGACTGTCTAAGTCTACCTTAAACATTTCACTGCTTGGTCCAACAAAAGAATTTAATAGTGTACTATGTAATTTTTCTCTTGTTTTGTCTACAGCAAATTTAGTCATTTTTCCATCCTCTGCTAAATATTTAAGGTAATTATTAAATGACCAAATATTCTGAGTAGATTGCCCACCTTCATATCTTTTCATTTGATTCCTTAAAGCTTTTACATTGACGGTATTCCAATTGTTTGTATTTTTCATCCAATCATAATGCCACCAGTATAAACCAGACACAACATCAAAAGATTTATTTACATTACAATTAGCAAGCATCTCTAATGCAATAGATCTGTCATCTATACTCATACAAGTAACCATTTTTTCTATGTCATCATACTGATCATTATCTAACACAGCTAAACCTTCATCAATTATTTGAATAAGAGATTCATCTAACACAACATTGTTTTGCCCTATTATAGTATTAAACATTGTTACATCATTTTTTCTTGCATCTGAAGTATCTTCACCAATAAGTATACTGTGCTTATCACCCGTAAAGAATTCTGATTTTACTTTTTCAAGATCCTGTAAGAAAGTATTTTGATCTTGTTGTTCAGATGTAGATAATTGATTTCTTCCATTATTCCAAGAGTATGTATTCATGTCAACTCTAAACATTGCATCAGATGGAGTATCTTCTAAAATCAATCTAAAGCTATTTAAAGCACATTCAGATAAATAATCTAACTCTTTAAGTTTTTTCATAAACTCATATACAAGGCTCTTGTTATAATCAGGATACCAGCTAACTGTAAACAGTTTATTCAAATATCTTTTAGATATTACTTTATAATCTGCAGTATCCATTTTTCTGGTAACCTTAATGTTATATTTGTCCTTTAATAAGTCTAGCTTTTGTCTAGGTAAACTTAAATCAGGGAATCTATAAAAACTTTTGTCTTGTATCATTGTACTTTTTAAGTCCAATAAACTACCAAGACCTATGTTTCTAAGATCATCACCATTAACACCATACCCTGCACAAGTACCAAGCCAATAACAAGTAAATTTACTTTCTATATTTTTAGAATGTATTTTTAATTTACCTCCTTCTTTTAATACAACGTCATTAAGACTAAATTTTAAATTATATTTTTTTCTCATAATGCTTTATTTTAAATATTGTTGATATTCTTTTTTAACAGCTACTTGAAACGTATAAAGATCCCTGTTATGAATGCTTATTTCTCTTCTTACTATAGGTTCTAAATATCTGAAACTTGTTTTACATAACAATTCTCTCTCTTCTAACCAAAGTATCATGTCCTGAGCACTCTTTCTTTCAAAATTAAGAAATCCAGATTCATTTAACCAGTACTGTAGATCTTTATCTCTGTTATCTGCATATGTTATACTACTACAGTCTTGTGAAAATTGCCATAATAAATGATAATTTTTTTTATAATCTATAGTTGGTATAATTTTAAGAGCTAAGGCCTTATCATCACCATAAGCCTTTAATTGCACTTTTAAATCATTAAGCAGACTTTCATCAAGAGTCATCTTACTAGCAGAAGCATGAAGTACTGTCTCAGGATCAACAACACTAACATCTGTAGTATCAATTATATGAGCTAAGTTTATAGCCATACCAGTTAACATCCAGCTATCATACAAACTATCTTCTATATCTAAATCATAGTATCTCACACTTTCTGTAAGCTTAGGAGTTAGTATAACTTCTAGGCCAGAGTTGTATATTGCTATTTCTTTAGGATGTGTTGCTGTAGATCTACCTTTTGTTGTTTCATAGTTCCACAACTTGCCCATCATTATAGTAGAAGGTATATTCTCAGAGTTTTCTAGACGGTGAGTTGTAATATCATCATGTCCTATAATTAGATCAGCTAGTTCATAATCATTTGTAACAGTTATACCATGCTCTTTAAGAGCAGCTTTTAATCTATCTTGTGATACAGTACACTTAGGTAATATAAAAGCTTTCTTTTTAGTTCTAAAAGTTTGGTCATCTTCTGTAGCAACCTTTAATATAGTGTTTATTTTTTCATATGTTGTTTGATCTTGAGTACATAATACTTTATTAACCTCCCCTGAACTAGAAAGGACACCATAAATAGTGTCCTGTTCTAATCCAAAGTAAGTTAAAGCAGCAGTATCAAAATCTTGATATACTGATTTATTTGCCATTTTATTTCATTGTCATTTTAACTATTTCTGGGATCATCATTAGTTTGTTAAACTTCTTTTTATTACCATTAAATATGGTACGTACAATTAAATACTTAAGATCATTAGTAAAATAATCTTTAGTACACAATGCTTTAAGTCTATCAGTTACTTTTTGACCTATTGTATTATCTTGAGAATATACAACAGAGAAGTTACCTAGTCTTGTAGCAAGTGTAGAAGCTATATCTGCACGGTATGTATCATCTTTACCAATACAACTTCTAAGTTCATTTAGAATATACTGCTCACTTTCATGTGTCAACAAATCCTTTGGTGTTACTAGCTTATCAAGCTTGTTATTAATAAAGGTTGTAAACATAGAAGCAAAAGCATCACCTACACTACCTTCACCAATCATCTGAATCATGCTGAGGTTATCTTCAAAAGAATCAAAGCTTGATATTGCATTAAAGAATGTAGTAATAGATCTTGCATTTGTTTCTTGCGTTACCAGTTCTGGATGAAGTAACAGGAAGTTAATACATCTAGTATCAATTC